CCTAAGAAGGAGTCTAAACTTAAACAAATTGAAGACCGAATCCGAAAAACTAAAGGTGGTTCTTGGATTGCTGGAGGTGTTGTTGGACTTGCGACTGGAGCCATAGCAGCAGGAATTATCTTTGGTGCTAGGAAGTTAGCCGAAAAACTTAAGGAAAAGTATAAAGATAAAGGTAAGAAAGTTCCCCCCGAAGTAGTAAAAAAGTCAATTCAAGCGCAAATTAGAGCTTTAACTTCTTCTTTACATCTTTGTAATAAATCAAAAGAACCAGCTAAATGTCGAGCAATTGTTCTTAAGAAAGTAGGTAAACTCAAAGAGAAACTTTCTAAGATTAAGTAGATATTTATATAGAGTCAAGCAGCACTAAAAGGTTATAAATCATTTTAGATAAGGGATTGAATTAAACCAATCTTTAAAAGGAGATAGAGGAAATGTTTAAAGGTTACGAAAACATTGCTTTACCCGAATATGAAGTAATAACACCACAAACTTTACTCTCATTTACTGTCAGAAGTATGACGGTTCAAGAAGAGGAAAGGCTAAAATCAAGTTTAGTCACTCCTACCAAAATTACCGAACATTTGAATAGATGTATCTATGATCTCATAGTAAGGAAACCTGAAGAAATAGTTGACTTCAAAGCATTTGAGCGATTATTGACTACTAAAGATAGAGAAGCCTTATTATTTGGTATTTATCATACTACTTACGATGAGTTAAGGAATTATGATATCACTTGTAAAGAATGTGATAAAGTATATCCAGTTACGGTAAAAGCAACTTCTACCTTTAATATAGAACTTTTTCCAGAGGGGCAAAAGGTTTTGGATGTAAAAGTTCCTATAGATTTAAAAATCTTAAAGGGTGTTAAAGTTACTATTAAGCAACCTAGTTTAGCAGATGAAATGGATGTTCTTTCGGCTTTTAGCTCAAGTAAAAATAGCGAGGTAGTAACTGATAGTATTCCTGTTGAAAAGATTGAGCAAATTATTCCTAGTAAACAAGGTGAAAAGGAAAAACCACCTTCTGTTTGGACTGAACGTCATGATATTATAGATGCTATAATGGCAATGCCTCCATCCGATAGAAGGTTAATAAATAAAGAGTATGAAGACAATTTTGGGAAATATAGTATAAGTCTCAAAATGAAGTCTTATTGTCCATTTTGTAGGGCAGAGCAGGATTCAAATATTGATTTGGTAACACAATTTTTTCGTATGGTGTACGGATCCGCGTAGAATCGAAGAATACCGAAAGGTACTTTCTGACAATATCTTCGCGGCTATGGAGTTGATGCATCTTCAATATTCTGAAGTTATGTGTATGCCAGTAAAAAGGTTTTATGATATGTTGGAATGGAAAACTAAACTTGAAGATGAGAAAAAGAAACTTTTACAGGAGAAAAAGACTTGAGTGGTATAGTTGATAGGTTTAACGCTTTAGTTAAGGGGAAAAAGAAAACTCCTCAAGACTTTTTAGCAAATATTTCTTCTGGAGGAGATTTTACACGAGTTGAAGGAATTAATGCTATTCTTAACTCTTGGAATAATATATTATTAACTCCTTTGGGATCGTATTTGGATGATCCTACTTATGGATCAGAGTTATACAGTATGATTTTTGAACCTGCAGACATGGATACACAAGAAAGAATAATTACCGAGGTTAGGGATAGACTAACTAGAGTTGACGATAGGGCTAGTATTATCAATATTGATGTGATTTGGAAAGCTAATCAAAAAGCATTTGATGTTACTATTTTAGTTTCCTATTTGGGAGAAGAGCAAGAGTTAGTAGTTACTATTTCTGAAGGTTCTTATATTAAGTATATGTAAAGGGGAATAATATAATGGATAAGTTATACTTTGCTGCAGTTAAAATGTATAAAGGACTTTTCAGGAAAAAGTTCGAAAAAAATAATATGATTCTTGTAGTCCCTACCAAGGGAAGATTCAGCTTAGTTTTGGGGTACATGGGAAATTTTGAAAATCTTAATACTGGAGAAGATTATAAGTTAGCAGTACTTATCCAATATTTACCCAAAGTGTTAATAGATAATTTCTTTACTACAGTTAAAGAAACTTATTCTGAAAATTTTGTAATGTTAGACGATGTAAAAGTCACTTCTATTAAAGCTAATCCTGATGGTTCTTCAGTTCAAGTGAAAGTTGAGAAAGGAAGTTATCTAAAAGGAAGTTTAACCTTTAACTATCTACCTAATATCTCAGATACTTCACATAGAATATATTCAGTAGAAGGATATATGCCTGATTTATTTTATGAAGAAAATCTAGAGATGCATACTATCCCATTGAAAGCAAGTGATATTAAGAGTCAATACCATGCTTTTCTCAATATGACTAAAGCAGGAACTGAATTTAATATTAGGAAATAATATAATGGAAAACTTCGATAAAGTATTCAATGAAGTATTAACCGAGTTTCTTAGATATCAAGGACCTACAGGGGATGAGAATTTTTCAATGCCCTTTATAAGGTATAAACTTGAAATGCCTCAAAGTGAAAGAGATAGTATAGCAGGAGTATTGAAGAAAGATTTACAAGGTAAACCTGACTATATAGTTAAATCAATTGACTTAAAAGACCAAGTGCTTTTTTAGAATAGGATTTTAGAAAAATATGAATACACAACTTTGGTTAAGGCTTTATGATTATATAGATGACTATCTCCATTTGGTATATAAATACTATTCTAAAGACGCAGTTGCCTATCCAGTTACCTATTATAATTTAGATACAGTAAACACAGTTTGGGAAGATGAGAAACTTATGGGTGGTTCATATGACTTAGTGGGTCAGTATACTGGAGTAAAATGGAACAAAATATTACTACTTCCTGTGTATTTCCCAGAAGAGATAAGAACTGCTTTCAACGCAGAAGAAAGAGGATTAATTAAGGAAAACGAAACCACTATAGTTATTCCCTCAGAGTATGGGATAACTCCATACGCTCATGATATGATTAAATTGTCTCAAGATGTTCTTAGACCAACGAATGATATATATCCAATATTTGAAGTGACTGGAGTAGAGAAATCGGTAAATACAGATTTAACTTTTTGGAAAATGCGTGTTGAAATACATGAGTCAATTACTGCTACTCAAATAAGTAATCAAGTTTCAGCTAGGTTTGTTTTCTTTAATTATACCAAGAAAATATATCCGATAGCAACTGCTCAATTTTTACAGAAACTGATGACTAAGTCAGATACATTAAACACTAGGTTAAAGAACCTTTATGATGAAAATAGTGGACTTTATTTTTTATAAAGGAGGAGAATTAAATGCACCCGATTACCGAAACATATCAATTTCTAAGTGATGCCAGGTGTGCTTTAGGTATTGCTACAAAAAAAGAAAAGTTCTTCACGAATGAAGCAACTGACTATGAAATTCTATATTATATTTTCGAAGGAAAGTTACCTAATCATAAAAATGATCCTATAATGGAGTCAGCTTATTTGGAGCAAATCAATAAAGAATTAGGTCTTTCTCTAGTTCCTTTGAGTGAGTTTAAGTTAACTTCTCAACGAAATATTATGGAACATATAGTTAATAATAATTTACTGAGTGAAGGAATTATTAAACCTTCCGTAGCAGGACCAAGTGAAAAGACTATGGAGATCATTAGAAGATGGAGAGAAAGATCTAAAAAGATGAAAAAACCAGGAACTACTTTTGCTTCAAGATATGGTGGTGCTTTACAGAGACTTCAAAAGATTGCTAAAGTTGATTAATTTTATAGTATAATACATATAAAGGAAATAGAAAATGACAGTACAGTCTACCCAGATTTACTCGTCTCGAGATAATACTAGAAACCAAATTATCTCGTATTTACAAGACTATTTAGAGTTAGAAAATGTTGATTTAACTAAGTCTTCTTTTTTGTCTTATTTGATTAATATATTCTCTACGTTAACTAGTAATCTAATGTTTTTCTCCTCATCCGCTTATCAAGAGCAATTCATGACTTTAGCTCAATTACCTGAGAGTGTTTACAATTTGTCAGCATTCTTAGGTTATAATGCTCAGATAGCAAATGCTACTCCTGCCGATGTAAGTGTTTTGTTTACCATTCCTTTGACTTTTACTTCAAGTTATGGTGATGGTCATATATCTTTTACTATCCCTGAGAACCATAAGTTTTATGCTGGAGATGTTATTTTTATTCCAACTTACTCAACCACAGTTACTATCTATAATAATGCTACTGCCTCAATCGAAGCCACCAAGGATAATAAGAAATATAGTTTACCATTTACTATGGATACCACAAGTGCAAATTCTTTATATTTTGTACTTCCCCTTGAGCAAAAAGAACCTAGAACTTCCTCAGAAGGGAATTCTTTTCAGTATACTATTCCTAATGATTTAGAGACTTATCAGTTTATTACTTTAGATGTCCCCTTTACTGAAGGAGAATTGACTGACATTGAAGTTTATGTCACCAATCCAGGTGAACCTAAAACTAGGTATACTAGGTATAGTAGTATTTATTTAATGGATTCAGAATCTGATGGATATGTCCTCCAAATTATCTCTTCTGGATATAGAATAATATTTGGAAATGGACTTATGGGAACTCAACCAAGAGCAGGAGCAATTGTTGATATTGAAGGTTATAAAACTTATGGAAGTAATGGAAATATTATTGCTGGATCACTTAGTTCTATGGACACGGTGTTAGTTGACGATGGTTCTACAACTGAAAAAGTTTTGGCTTATACTATAACTAATCCTTCCCCTGCTTCGGGTGGAGATGACTCAGAAGATATTGAAGAAGTAAGAAGTAGAGCAATAGCAGGAATAACCACTTTAAACCGATTAGTTACTAGTGATGATTATTCAAAGTTTGACGAAATAGCTCCTACAACACCTATAACTGATCCAATAGCGATTCTTAAGAGAAGTGATTTAAAAGTAAATGAAATCCAACTTTACACGAGGATAGATTTTAACGATGCTTTAGTTCCAACTAAAAATGCTATTCACACAGTTGCCGCTGGAGTGACTGAAATTCCAGCAGGAACTACAATTCCTATCACTACTTTGGACCCAGATACCAATACCTATGTAACTAATTATTATAGAAATCTATTTGACATCACTATTGATAGGACTATTAATAATATCGCTTATTATGAATATGTAGTTGACGATGTTACTACTACTCCAGTTATTGACACAACTTATGACATTTCCCCATTGTCATCTGATTTAATTTGCACAAGTGCTCGATTTGTAAGAACTGGTTATAGTATTGACGTTTTAGCCCCTTATTCTACCGAAGAAGCATTAACTGGGATAACTGCAGTTTTAGTAAATAGAAATACTGGAGCAACTTATAATATGACTTTAGATGCTCCAAATGAGAGATTTACTTATACTTTTAGTAGTTATCTACAACTTCAAGATTCACCAATTCAGTTTTATATCCAATTTTATAAAAATGGAAATCTATTTGTAAGATATACTACTACGGTTACTATTCGTCAAGATTTAGATTATATGATGATGAGTAATATATCAACTGACTCTACTTCAACTATTGTTTACGATATTCCTGCTGTAAGTCGAGTTTGGTATAATAATTTAACTACAACTCAACAATCTCAATTTGAAAGTATAGTTTTACAATCTTTAGTTGGTGATTTGGATTTAACTAATTATAGAATGTTAACAGATTTTACAAATATCAAATTTACCAATACCACTGGTTATATGTTTAATATGCTTTTAAATAGAACTTCGCAGGCTCAAGTTTTGGATATTGGATTGACTGCAATCCCAGTTTCTCCATCAGTTGGTGATCGATATATAGTCACAGGAAATGAAGGTGGAGAATGGGAAAATCATCCTGGGGAGATTGCGGAATGTACTGACGCAACTGCAGTTACTTGGGCCTACACAACCCCAACTACAAATGACGTAGTATATATAGTTAGTAAGGATACAAGATATGTTTATAGTGAATTTGGATGGATTAAACCCACTTATAGTATCCCATTAATTATTAGCCTTGATGTATTCAAAACTAGAGACTACACAGGAACTGCAGCAGAGTTAATTAGTGCTATTAAAACTCAACTATTAGCAGACTTTACTTCAAGATTTGGCTCAAATGTTGACATTTATCGAAGTGAAATAATAGAAAGTGTTATGGGTGTTACTGGAGTTTCTTATTGTAGACTTTTGAGACCAAAATCAGATATTTTCTTTAATTTTGAAACTACTGATTTAACTCAAGCCCAACTACTTAGGTATAGTCCAGAATATGTTTATTTCACTTCTTCTTCAATAAATGTCAACGTAGTTGGAGCGACAAGTTAAAATGAATATTGAGGAAATTAAAGAGGGTATATCAGAGAAAGGTCGGCAACTTCGATCTTATATTATCAGAGTAACTAGCGAGGAATTAAGTCAATTATCAGAACCTTGCTATTATCCAAAATTACATAGGTATTATTATGAACTATTAAATCTTTGTAAACTCACAGAAAAAGAATTAAAAATCTTTATTAAAGATACTTACTTTGATACTAAAGCAAGACATTTCTTATTGATTAATGAACCTTATACTAATCTTATACTTATAATGTATAAGTATTTTTTAGATGGAAAAGATTTAGTGGCAGCTCAAACTTGTATGATATTTCTTCATCTTAAATTCTATTCCAGTGTTATGAATATCAATATTAAGTATTGTAATCCCCCCGTTTTTAAAGCTGCTTTAGATAATGTTTCTCGAGCCCACCTATTTAGAAGGGAAAAAACAATTGCTAATTCTCTAATGTATTTATCCGACCAGATATCTAGAGCATATAGAAAAGATATAGAAGAGTGGGATGTTGAAAGAATAATCCGACTAATTCAAGAGGCTAGAAGTAGAATATCTCAAAGTGTAAAATCATTTGCTAAAATCTATTATGATATAGCAAAAGGAAAAGGTGGATATAAAGCACCCCCTGAGTATGAAGAAGAGGAAGAACCATTTTCCATGCAAGCTGAAGAGCAAGGAAGAAGACTTATAGATGGGGTAGTTCAAGACATCACTATGTATAAGAATATTGATTTAAGGGCAAGAGATGAGGCAAAAAAATTAACGAAGATTAGTTCCACTACAGCCAAAAGATTGACTGAAGTGATGGGAAATCCAAAATTCTCTGAAAACATTTCATTATGTTTAAGTCTATTTCTTAGAGGACTTAAGAATATTTCCAACCTATGCAAGAGTGACTATTTTGATTATGTAAGAGGGTTAATGGCAGTAAAAAGATCAACTAAACCTATTTACTTTAAGCAGGAAGTGAATAAGTTAACTAAACTTTTATGCGCTGAATTTCGTTATCTCTCTACATATGAGAAACTTAGTGCTCAGTCAAAATTTATGACCAACCTATTTATCGCTTTTTATATTACTATGTTTCTTAGAAATAAAGTATGTTAAGCAGTTGCAGTTTTCAAATCATTTATAACTTGAGGGTTTTGAGCTTCTATATCATTTTTTCTTGTTAAATCGTTTGAAGAAGTCCTTGTTCCTGGAGGAGTTGACATATCTGCTGGTGTCTCGGGAACTCTAGCACTGGAAATCTCAGGAGTATATTTTATTTCTTGAAAAGTAAATTGCTGACTTCCATTAAGAGTTTTAGCATAATTAACCAAAGTTGGAAAATCTAAAGCATCACCAGGACCTTGGACTAAAGTTCCATAAAGATTTCCAAATTCTATTCTAACATCAATCATTCCTATACCTTTATTCATTCCATAAAGTCCTTGATCACCACCTTTAATTATATTAATACTTGAGACAAAAGCTGATGGTAATCCAAAAACTCCAGGACAATCAACTTTACATAAATAAGGATAATGGAATACTCCTTGGACTTTTTCGCCAGTATGTTCATCAGTTGGAGCTTTTGGTAAAACTAATAAAAGTAAAGCTATTAAAGGAGCAATAATAAATCTCTCAGTTGCCGATTTACTTGCTGGGTTAGGATTATATAATCTAACCGTTATAGCATACGAAACACTATAATTACTATTTTTCCAAACTTGAGGCAAATCAATTCGTCCACCAGCTAAAACTCGACTCCCTGCACTTATTAGACTTCTAAAACTTCTACCTAAATTAGCATTTTGTTTCCCTATATTTTCAGCAAGAGTATTCAAACCCGATGTCGCAGCATTTTCAACTACCCCCACACCTTTTCCTATAAGTCCCCCAAGACCAGCCTCTCCTTTTCCTACAAAAGCATTTTTAAGTTGCGAAAATGCACTTCCTATATCAGTGGAACCTAACATAAAACTTAATTCTCCAACTCCACCCGAAACAACATCAGCCATCTTCTCAAGAAAAGATTGACCGTATTCTGAGGAGAAAGTTTCTGAGGGGAAATTCTCTGCTAAAAATCCCACATGTAGTGGATAATTTACTGGAACCCATGTTTCTAAAACTTCACGTATAGTATCGTAATAGTCTTTCTTAAAATCTTTTTTTCCTTCTTCTTTATCTAAAGTAAAAACATGAATTCCTCCAGTAAGATGTTGTCTGCATGGATAAATTTTTACTATAGGTAACATGTTTAATCTTATTTGCTCGGAAGCATTCAACTCTGCGGCAGGAGGAAGTCCAATTGGATTAGTTGGCGATCCTATTGATTTTTGGTTAAATCCAACTTCTCTATTTCTTAATGGACTTGATTTATCAAGTGGTAATTTATAGGTTGCCATCCTTTTATTTTCCTTTTAAATCCTAGTTTTTAATAAATTAAGGTGCATTATTTGGATTAACTGCTCCATCTATTATGTCATCTGCCCAACCATATGCTTTACCTCCCGCTTCGGTTACTGCATTGGTTATTTGCTGAGCCATATTTTGGGTATTGGTTATTTGAGCAATACTTAACCCTGCCATTTGTTTCTGGAATTTCTCCCATCCCTTCATAGTTCCACCGGAAATTTGTTCATACAATTTCCTCATTTTTTCTTCCTGAGCCATAGCATAACCAGTGGACGTTTGTGCCACATCTCTTAACTTTTGATGCCAAAAAGGAATCTTTTCTTGAACATAATTATATCCTTCTACGACTTTACCTTGAGCATAATCATAGATAGGCATTCCATATTCACCAATTTTTTCTATCGTTTCATCGTATAAAGGTTTGTATTCTGCTATTAATTCTTTTCCTTTCTTTTTTGCTTCATTAACAAAGAATTCTGGACCTTTCTTTCCTTTTATGCCCAATTTGATGTATTCATCAGCTGTGTAGAATTTTGATCCATATTTTCTGATGGCTCCACTTTCTCTCAGTGCTAGTCTTGTAGTTCTCAAATCCATTGGGGTCATTCCATCAGTATTACCCATTAGAGCCCAAGCGGCAGGAGTCATTTCAAACATCAATCTTTTGACAGTTGCATCTGTGGTCGATTTCATCGCTTCTTCATAGCCTTTTTTGACTCTAGTTTCTTCCCCTAATGTTGCTAAATATTCACCAAGAGTATTTTCTCCAGTAAATTTCTTTATTCCTTCATTTATCCAATTATTGATATATCCACCTACTTTATATCCAACCATTCCCGCCCCAAGAACTGCAGCAACTTGCCCGGTAGCTTGTAAAACAGCAGGATTAGTTAAAACCGCAGTTAAACCTTCTTTTACGTTCCCTGCTATATTCTTTAACGCATCAGCGGCTTTTCCGAATAATCCTGCAGCACCTTCTTTTCCTTTTTCTTTTAAACTAGCCAATCTTTCTTTTAACTTTTCCCATCTAGTTTTTTCTCTATTTTCTTCTAATGTTATTCCTGACCAATGACGAATTTGGGATACATCTTCTTGAATTTTCATTAAACTTTGGGCAGTTAAAACTTCGGGTGAAACATTGGCAGCAACTCCCAGTTTTGCTTGGGCACTTTTTCTTTCTTTACTTGCTTTAGTCCCCGGAATGAAACTAGAAACTTCCCTACTTAAAACACTCATTCCCATTTTGTTGACTAACCAAGATAAGCCTCGACCCCCAGTTTTCCTCCAAATAGTCCAACCGCCTTTTTCTGGGTCTTTCATCTCTGCCCCTTGAGCTTGACCAATTTGTTTTAGATAAAAGTTAACTTTATCTAACTGAGTCATAACTCCTGTGTATATCATCCCAAGTAACACTGAGTTATATTGAGCAGGAGATTGTGCTTTTTTCGGAGTAGGGACTTTATATTTAATACCAAACTTCTTAAAGAATATAAGTTTAAAAGGAGACCAAACCCATTTAAAAGCAGTAGTAAAAGTTTTTCCTATAGTTTTCAATGTAGACATTAAAGTTCTAGCAAGGACTGATTTAGCAACTGCATATTCAAAAGCTCTTCTAATTCCTCCAAGTAATCCAATTTTTTGAGATTCTTTACTTGCTAAAGCATCCCTAAGTTGATAAAGAATTAAGAGGACCTGGTCATTAAATGATCGTCTCATAGGGAAGAGTTCATGGAAAAGTAAAGTAGTAAATTCTTTTCCAAAACCCATCTTTCTTGGGGCCATTTGGGCACGTTTTCTTTTACTAAACCAAGTTCCAGGAGAAGTTAATTTAAATCCTCTTCTTTCTTCCCCGGTAACATTATAACCAAACATTGTCCAATCTTTTTGAGTTTGGGTTTTTGTATATTCTCCAAAATGTTGGACAAACTTTTCAAATATGTCGGTTTTTGCTCCACCATATCTCTCTAATTGTCGAGCATTAATAATGACTTGATTAGCAGTAATGTGAATTGTGGCTTTTCCCCCAGCCCTCTTCATCTCATCTAATTCGCCACGTTCACTTGGGCCTGCTCCTGAGCCAAGATCCGACATTACTCCTTCAAAATCAATCGCTCCACCCCCACCACCTTTTCTCTTGGAATATCTAGCCCCTCCCATTCCTGGGGTCCCACCTTTTCTTCTTTTTAAGAAACCTCCAATTGACGAAAAGAAGGCCCCTGCTTTTTCTTTCGCTCCACTAAACATCCTTTTCCATATATCCATCTCAAAAACTTTAGAGACGAAATATCCCATAAGAGGACTAGAGCGAGCTAGCATGAGAGAAACGAAAGTTTTCTTATTTACATTGATGTCTTCTTTAATAGCACTTGTGTATTGAGAAACTGCGTCAATAGATGCTTTTCCTACTGCTTGAGTCGCTTTAACCGCACCTTCCGCAAGACTCTTTACTACTATTCCCATTTTAGCAAGAAATTTATGACTTTCTTTTACGACTTTATCGACATCAGTGGCAAGGGTTTTTAGTTCGGATTGTTGTTTTTTGATATCATTTATGGCTTTAGTGGAACCAATAGAACCACGACCTTTTCCTACTGCTTTAGTATAGTCAGACTCAACTTTTCTTGCTTCATTTATGGCTTTATTAATATTAAAGTTTGCTCCGCCTGGTCTTCCACCCCTACCAGCTGAGCGAAAAGAAGCGTCTAACTTATTAATTGCCATTAATCTATCTCCTTTTAACTTCGACTATATATATTAATATTAAACGAGTCCGAAGGACTTTCGAGATTTTTCTATAACCTCTTTATTACTGAGTAAAATTTAGGACCTGGTTTTGCTGCAGCTATACATATTACTTCACTTGGAATTCCAAATTCTTGATAAGCATATGTAAATCTAGTTGCTCTAATACCAAATACTTTTTGGTATGCTTGGTAAAGTAACACAAATAATTCTCTATAGTCTCTTCTAGAATACATTTGGTCAATAACATCTTCATTCCAAAAATTAGCAATATAGATAAATTGAATTTTCTCAACACGATCCTGGAAAGCATCTGGATTGAAGTAAGACTTAGATTTATAGGACCTAAGTAAATCACCAAATCCTTCTATATCTCTTTTATTCATTTTATCAGCTTTTAATTCCATATTTTTCCACATATACTCTACTAAAGGTAAAGAGTCAAACTTTACTCCTGCTTCGATCCCTAAAGCCCCAGAGAAAACAAAATTATAGAAATCTACTAAATCACCTTTAAAAGTATTCCAAAAGTCATTTGATTTTCTAGTGGCTGCCATGTGCATACATTCATGAACTACAGTATAAGATAACACGTCATCTGAAGTATAATTAAATATATTACTATTAGTATCAACGAGGATAAATATCTTATCTTTATTAGGAATATAAAATCCTGCTACTCCCTCCATTTTATCACCAAAGGCTTTAATAGCAAAGTATTTAAAGAAACCACTTGAAATAAAGGCAGGAGTAATTTGGTCGTTCCAAATCATATCTATAAGTTTTGGAGAGACAGAACGAGTCATATTATTTTTCATTAACATTTTAGAAAACTTCTTTTTTAATCCTTTGGATGAAAAAAGTTTAAATTTTCCATCTAACACTGCTACGACTCTAAGTCTAAAAGGCATAGCCCAAAACTCATTTAGAAAATCTGATTGGCGATCTATATCGTTTTTCATTTTTTGATTTTATCCTCTTACTCTCTATTATAAAAAGAAAGAATGTCGACCCAACCTTGATAAGCCTCTGGGGTGTTTTTAATGTTATCTCTTATGTTGGAATTAGTTACTTCCGCTAAGAAATGAGGGGTATTAAAATTCATAATTTCTTGGAAACTAGCCATACTCTCATAATTTTGTTCAATCTCTAAGACTGGGTCATATTTTCGTACATAGGCACAAAAACTATAAGCTAAAGCTAAGTCATCCCTACAATCTTTATCTCCCTCAACTCTTCCATTTGGTTTTTCTACTAATCCTATCAATTCAGTTACTAATCGACTTGATTTAATAGTTTCAGGAAAACCGCTTACATATGAGTATAAACCATCGATAACTAAAGGTCGAGTCATCGAATCTATGTTAAGACCAGGGGTAACTTTTCCTTTTCTATTTTCAGCATAAACCATTGAAGCGACATCTGACCGAGATAAAGTCTCCATTACTTGATTTCCAACACTATTTCTTTCTATAACTATAGTTCCTCGATATAGTGATGCTGCGGTCATAACTACTTTACAAAAATCAGTTACTGGTAACTTTCCTTGGTATTCCCAGACTTGAGTAAAAGTTCTATAATCCAACACGACTATAGCACTTTTGTCTTCTCCAAACTCAGTCGCTGTGTCAACTCCTATAATATAGTGATTCCCCACAATGGGTAAATAATATTGCCATGCTTCACCGTTAAAGATTTTCATTATTTCAATAGGTTTATTTTTTCTAGCATTATCTTGAAGAGCCAAACAAGTTGCCTCATTAAAGAAACTACCCCCAGAAGGTAAGAATTTTAACTCTAATTCTTGTTCTATCTTTTTTAAGTCATTTCCAAATAATTCACATTGATTTCTATACCAAAGGGGATCTTTAGAGATTTCATCAACATCTTTCCAGTGAATGATATAAGGGTTAAATATATCAGTTCCAGAGATCGAAGATTGATAACGAGAATAATACCATTTACCCACACCAGTAGTTTTATTTGGAGTTGATAGAACCACAGTTGCATAAGGAACGTTTGCTTTTCTAGCTTGCATTTGATTAGTAGATAAAGCGGGGACTATACCTGTGTATGCTTCATCAATATGGTTGACAAAAGCTGCTTCATCGATGATTAAAACAGTTACTGCCTTCCCCCTCAAAGTCTTTTCTGGATTATTTGGGTTAACGGTACAAGCATGACATTTACATCCATTTTCCAAGATAAAACTTTGCTCAGTCTTTTTCTTAAACTTTGGACGAATCCAAGGGGGTAAATTATCAATCATAGTTATTACACATCTATTAAAATCAGTTGCTTCAGAGGCATTCTTAGAGATAATCCCTACTACCACATTTTTATAGAAAATACATAACCAAACTATAAACGCCTGGATAACTGTGGTGATACCTATTTGTCGGGACTTAAGAACTAAAACATACTTTTTATCTTGTACTGTTTTTATTAATTCTAACTGGGGTTTATAGGGGTTCATTAAAGTATTACCACCGGGAAGTTCCAAGTATACAAAATTCTTACAAAAGTATTCAAAATCTTCTTTAGCTTGAAAGTATTTTCTTAGTCTTTCTTCATCTTTATCAGCTAAAATTTCCTCTATTTCTTCAACTTCATTTTCTTCTAATTCAAGTTCGCCCAGAACTATCTGTGCTTCTGGTTCTTCGGAATAAAAGGTTTCTTCTGTAAGAAACTCATCACATTCCATTATTCTCATATCACCCATGGTAATTCCCCATTATATGGTCTTGTTAGTTCTAAAAAGATATAGGTTAACAGATGTTCCCCATTCTTTATTCCTAACTTGTTGGATTACAATATCTGAGGCCCTTAAAATATAATCACCACTTAACTCAGTATATGTATCAACATATGGAGCAAAGAGAACTGTTTTTCCTATATCAAAAAATCTAGCAATATCTAAAAAACCATTTAAAGTTACTTGTAAACTTGATAAATTACATATCATTCTACTAAGTCCAGAAATAGCAAAAGATTCACTATCTCTATTATTAGTACTATAACCAGGTTTATCTACTTCGTATCTTTCTCTAGATGTTGAAGAATCAAACTTAACATCTCTATTTTTGAAAATAACACCATATTCTTTACATATATCATTTAAATTCATGTTAACTGTAGAGTAAAGTCTATCAGATGGCTTTGTAATGTAATGAATGTCAGAAGCAACCGACGAAAATTTTTTATTCCCTTCATATCCTGATTGAATAGGTAAACTAGTATAGAAATGTTGACCATCAGTACATTTATCCATTATTTCTTTAGATGTTGTTTGATTACTAGCTACATAAAAAATGACTATGTGAGATGACTTATTTATTTGTTTTGATAAATTAGTTATAAAGACTTTATTCTCATAGTTACAAAATATTGCCATTGGTCCATTAAATATACCAAATGTATCATTTAGATATTTTATAGCTCTAATATAAGTCACTGGAGGAATAAGTATTTGGTCTATTTTTTCAGAATTAATTCCTTCATCTACTAACTCCAGTGTTGCTCCAGGATTTACTTTATTAGTTAAATCCTGTATAACTTCTTTTATAGTCTTGTTTTCGTAAACTTCATTGACTAATCCGGTTATAGTTTTATATGATTGTCGACACACAGTGAGAATTTGACTTCCCCCACGATCTGACATATTTTGCTCAGCATTCATAGTTTCTGGAGCTAAACCAAAGTTAGACTGAATATACATTAACTCCATAACTATTTCTTGTCTTGGAAAACCCGATTGCTTTAAAGTCAATTTTAGATTAATAGGATTCTGACCAAATAGTTGATCTTTTAATATATCCTTAGAGTCTATAAAAAGACCTAAACTGACTAAAGGATATACATTAGCTAAAGCTGAACCTATTCGTATTCTTCTTATTTTATCGGAATAGTCAGTTCCTCCTATTTCTAAGAAGACCTGAAAGTTTTCAAAAGATCCAGAATTTGTTTTTTCCAAGGTTTTCCTCCACAAATGTACAAAAAAATTTAAGGAAGTATTTATTATTTGTTCAAATAATTCTGAAATTGCGCAACAAAGGAGGGCGGGGAAAACCCCACCCCCCTTCCCCGATAGACTTACTAATTTTTAACTAGGGTCTACTGGCAATTATCTTTAAATACGGCCTATAGTCAAGATAAGTCGAATTTCTCCCTACAGATGTTATTTCTTTTATTTGCCAGTATCCCTCAAACTCCAGGTAATATTTAGCAAGGTTTTCCGTCCAGATACTTCCATGAGGATCGTACGGTTCATTACAGAATTCCGTAGTTATTTCTAGAAGTCTATTTAAGAAATCTTTATTGATTTCTCCCACGGGTAAAACCTTATCTAAACCAATGAGGGTTTCAGCATAGTACCTATGATCAGGCACGAGGATTTCTAAAATCCCGTCCTTCTTACATGAATTATGAAGCAAGTAAATAAAGGAAATTAGGTCTTTAAGAGGAACATGTTCCATGTAACGACTACATGTAATTTTGTCCACTTTAAACCTAAATGAGTCGAGAAAGTCAACCGCCTTACTTGAGCAAAAGAATACGAATCCCTCAGTAAAAGGTTTCACATTACTTACTGCTTTCATAAGATGGTTTTCTATCTCTGCGATTGAGCTACAGGATTTAACCGAGTAGGAACAATCAACATTAACCAGGAAATGGGAATCAGGAAGTTCAGTTTTATCAAAAGGAACTTTTCCCGACCCAATATTCAATTCTAGATGCATGTTTCCTCCCTTATTCTAAAAGTTAATTAAAAGAAAACTCTAAGTAAAACAACTAGAACTACTCCTCTGTTAGGATTAATATTATCATGAGTGATATCCTTGTTATTGGGTTTTTCCTTTATTTACTATAATCTATAAGTTATAGTACTATACGTTTTAACACCCCATATCTTTATTAGTATGGAGTAAAATTCTATTCGGCTAGTAAGCAACTGATAGAATTTTTTATATTTGGTTACTTAGCTTAACTCAAACGGTTTTCTTCGGGCATATTATACATTCCATTACGGTGGGTTTCTGAAAGTCAATGATACGTTTGTTTCCAGTGGGTTTCTATGGATGAATGATACATTCTATTTGTATGGTTTTTTCATAGTACGACGTGATACATTAAGATAAAGTGGTTTTCTTCCTTAGAATGATACATTTTGAACTCGACGGTTTTCTAAAGCTCATTGATGCATTATTTTTTAGTGGTTTTCTAGGATGGTAAGATACGCTGTGTTCGAGTGGGTTTCTATACCCTTTCCAGAATATTTTTTTCTAACTCATCGTCTACTACACTGACATTAAGATCAATTTCCTTAGAATTCAGAGGATACATGTTTTCAGGAATCAGTTTAGATATTTTATCTTTTTCTACTAGCAGCATCCGATTTATAACATTTATTGTCTTCTGAGGGGGGTATATGAGTGATTTGCTTCCGGGTTTGGGGTCACATAATAAAAATACCCTTTCGTTTTGTGAGAACTCCATTGGTAATAACAACTCTACTCCACGTATTTTGCAACATAAAGTTGCTAAAAGTTTAACTGAAATGTTGGGAATCACCTCAACATAGGGAGAGTTAATACTTTGTAATATTATTGTAGAATTGTCCTCCTTTTCAGGACCATATTTTGGAACCTTTCCAGTTGTTTCTATGCTATGTTTTAAAAATGAATAGTGTTCGTCCAGTGATGTGTTAATATCTTTAGCATATTTTTCAAACTCTTCATCTATCTTTACCTCATAAAATAATCCATTCTCTGTCCTTCTTAAATTTGAGGTTCCCTCTTTTAAGTTAAAAGAAACCTCATTTTGTTTATGACCATAAAAGGGATTGTTAACTATCAACTTTTTTAGTATCTCTGGTGTCTTAGAGACTAAAATTTTGTCTATGATTAGCGACATTTTCATCGGAAATTGTGTTTCATCTCGAAATATCGAATTTTGACATAATTTAAATATCCAAACCTGTTCATTCTCAGAATCTTGATTGGAGCAATAAATAATCCTGGCACTAAATTTAATTCCGTTTATGACTAAATCTAAGATCGAGTAGACATACGGAATCCCCTCTCTTATTTTACAACAACTACTATGGACTAGTCCTAATTTAATCATATCTTACTCTCCTTAAAAGTATATCCCAAGAAAAACCAATTTACTTTTTTGGGTTAACTCTTCTATTTTTGGAAACATTTTACTTGCAACGGGTTTCTTAGAAATTATGATTAACTATCAGAAATAGTTACGTTAACATCCTTTCTTTCTGATAATTGGAATACTTTAGGTAAATCTTTTACTATTCCTGGACTTATCTCTCTAAGTGTGTCATTTATTGAAGCCATTATTGGTTTCCACTTAGTATTAGAATAATTAATACCTTCCCTCATACACTCCACGGGGTTAGTTTCAAAATATCCAAATATGTTTATTAAAGGAATACTAAAATGACTTCCGTCGACTATGATTTTTAACCTACCTTTAACTATCGCTTTCCCTCCATAATCAATACTTACAAATATGTTCTCAAAATACTCGATTTTAACCATATTTAGAATTCCTTTTCTTTATCTTCGCCTGTGTAAACAGTTATAGCATTCGAAACATTCATTTTTTCTATATCAATAGAGTTAACATGAAAGAACCTCGGAATACTCTGTAAACAAATCCAATTACATAATTTAAGCCATTTATTAATGCTATCAATCACCTCCTGAGGCATTTTATTTATAAATCCAAAATTAGGATCATCGTCGGGAATAAGGGGATTAATTACTAAAACGCTTCCTGCTGAAACTAGAGGGAAAATTCTTTCATCCCCGTCCACTGTGGTTCTCAGGAAAGCATAAAGATGACAATTATAAAATGGATCAGTTGGAGCTCTTCCATTAACCTGTGTTAGCATAAGTCGAATATGTGAAAGTTCTTTTACTTTGACCTCCATTTTAACCTCCCATTTTAATAAGACATGAAAATTAACGGGTGCTTATTTCCATCAATTCCTACTTTCTGAAGTTCGGATAAAACATACATCTTAAATTCGTGAAAAGTTTGATCATCTTTCATTTCATCAGTGCTTACACCAATCCTAATTCTATTTGGAAATAGATGAAATTTAAGCTTTCTTTCTCTAAATCTATGATGCTTCCATTCGATTAGATGATAAATATTTCTGGAACTTTTTAAGAACTTATCTCTGTTGACTATATTAGTTCGTAAACTAAAATACTCAGACGATATTTTTTTGGTGAACATAAGTGTCTTGAGTGCTTTTATAACATCTGGATATCTCCAAGGACTAACTATGTATATCCCAAAAATAACTGATGAAGTACCATAATATACATCTTTTTCATATCCTGTCATTTTAACTACCTCCTTAAAACTATGTAAAAAATACCATTCTAAACCCTTCGGTATCAATTCCAAAATCTTCTAGTTGTGAACGAACATAACTATCAAATTCCTTAAGTGTTTGGTCTCCTTTCATTTCTTTCACATTGACTCCAATTTTCATATTTTTAACATATAACATGATAGTTAATTTTCCACGGGTCATTTTTATTTTAGGTTCGGAAATGAGTTTTCTCATTTTATAGTATAAATTTTCTTTTATTTCAGGAAACTCAGATAGGAGTAATTCTTTTATTTTTGGTATTAAGTATTCGAATGTATAGATGTCAGTAAAACTAATACCACAATAAGTAACTTCAGGTATTCCCATTTTTCTACCTTTCAATTTTAATAACCATTTACGTATATTGCCATATCATCTCTTGAGAATTTGGGTTCTGTTATCTTTCCTAATTCTGAGATAACGTAATCTTTGAACTCATTCAGTGGGGTATTTGGATTTTTCATTCCAATCCCGATATAGACTTTTTTTACAAATACTTCAAAGTTTAAGTTTTTATGAGTTAAACTTATATAAGATAATTTTTTACGTGACTGAAAACGTATCCCACTTTTATATTCCGTCCTTGGAAGGAATGAGTCTAATCTAAGAAGATATAGTATATAAATAAAGTCACGTATTTCTTTATATTCGTTTATATTATCTATAACTACTCCCACTTTAGCATTATAACACCACATCTTTTAAAGACCCCCCCTTTTTTCTATGTAAAGAAAACCAAATGTCTTTTTACTTTAATTTTGATCTTAAATAATTCTTCAGTAACAATTCTTTCAAAGTCAAGAAGAGATTGATTATTTTTCATTTTATCTACATTGACTCCAATTTTTATATTCCTACTGAATATTATATAAGTTAACATTCCTTTAGTTATAACTATTTTATTGAGAGGAATAAGACCTCTTATTTCTTGATACTCCAATCCAAATCCTACTAATCGTGAGAACTTAGCTTCAAGTAAATCTTTTATTATAGGCAATAATTTCTTATAGCTATAAATATCATAAAAGTATACTCCACAGTAAACTTCTTTGGTTTTCTTCACTTTTCCCCCTTTTCTAAAATAGTCGACTGGTATATAAAATCATATCCTTCTTTTTAAATCCAGTAAAACCAAGATCTTTTAATTCTTTAATGACAAAGGATTTAAAGTCTTTTAGAGGAACATTGTTTCTTTCTACTTCAGTCCCTACGTAAAGTCTTTTTACATAAATCTCAAAGACTAAATTTTTATAAGGAGTTCGAATGTAATTAAATTTACTGCATTTTTCCACATATAAATTATTCTTATTGGCTATTCTATGTCGACTAATAGCTTTTTTATTAAGATATAAACAATATACAAATTCCCTTAGTTCTTTATGCTTAGATGCGTCTACTACTATTCCTACAAATAGTTTATCATTCCACATCTTTTTCCTCCCCTTTATATCCTTCACAGTTAACCGGTTTCTGAGGAATAAAACCCTCAGAAGTCCTTTTATCAATATACTCTTTTGCTTTCTTATTAAACTTCATACAATGATAACCTTCACCTCCGAAAGTTAGATATCTACATCTTTCTTTTTCAGAGTAAAGTTTACATATATTTTCTAGTTGCTCTTTTGGTAAAAGTGACATAATTGGACTCCTGAGGGCTTAAACTAACAATTGGTGGGGTTCTCTAAGGTGTTGGTAAACTTCTTGATCCTGGGTTTCTAAATGAATAAGATAATCTGTCTCGAAATGGGTTTCTCCGTATTCACGAAAAACTATATATTGATGGGTTTCTAATGAATATTGGTAAACTATATCGGTACGAGTTATTAGTAATTCTGATAAACTTAAAGAAGATGGGTTTCTTAATTCTAATGATAAACTCTTTCCTGGCGGATTTTTACTTTTGTTTGGAAAATGTTTTGGATTTGGGTTTCTATGGAATCGTGATAAATTATATGGGCGAAGGGTTTCTGTTATACCATGATAAACTTATACATTTAGGATTTCTGCGATGTAGAGGTAAACTAGCTCGGGGAGGATTTCTTCCTACCGCGGGTAAACTCATAATTAATGGGGTTCTAAATTAGAGTGGTAAACTTTTCTCATCTGAGTTAAGTTTGATTACTTGAAAAACTAGATTTTCATGGGTTACTAGCAGTACCTGATTACTATGTTCCAATGGGTTACTTAGAAATCAAGATAAACTTTCATTAATGGGGTTTCTATTTATATATGCTAAACTAATTATTTATGGGTTTCTCTCACGAGGGGTTTCTAATATCTCTTTAGAAAAACTCGCAGATTGTGGGGTTTTTGTCAATTATGATAATTTGTCCTTAAGAGGGTTTCTTGGATTTTTCGGAAAACTCAATACCATTGGGTTTATTTCGAATTATGAAAATCTATTACTAATCGGGTTAAATTCTTTGGATAGGATAACTAGTCCAATGAGGGTTTCTTTCCAATTATGGTAAACTATGCAGATTGTGGGTTTCTAATCTTTCCTGGTAAACTATGCAGATTGTGGGTTTCTTTTCAAATATGGTAAACTATTTTGTCATGGGTTTCTTACTCTTATCGGAAAACTAATCTCACATGGGTTTCTAGGATTTCCAGGTAAACTATTTTACTTAGGGTTCAGTTTTTAGTCTAGGAAAACTATATTTCTAAGACTTCTCCTTTAGCCAGATCACTGAGTAGTAAACTATTTTGTAATGGGTTTCTTCTCCTTTATGATAAAAACTTATCATATTTGGATTACTATGAAATAGTGAAAAACTGTTTACGAATGGGTTACTTGATATTTTAGATAATCTTTATAATTTTGGATTACTATTATTTATTGAAAAACTATTTAGGAGTGGGTTACTTGATATTCCAGATAATCTAAATTAACTAGGGTTTTATACGATGGTAATGAAAAATTTGCGATTTTAGGGTTTCTTAATATATAGGCTATTCGTCGACTATAATATAAAGGTCGTATAAATATCTCCAACTCAAACTATCATATATTTGGTTGAAGTTTATGCTATTCTTAGACTTTGCTAAATAAGCACAATAATAATGTGATACTTTACTAGTCAACATATATTTTCTCATAGTTTAACTAGATTCTCTTGGGTTAAAATATTAAATGGAGGTAGTCTAAATATCTCTTTGGTGTTTTATGATGTGCGTAAAGTTTTCTTACATAGATAGAGTATTTCTCAGAAGCGTCAACTTCATGCGATTTTAAGAAATATAATGAATGTTTATGATATGATAAATAATGAAGAAAAACTATATCGTACATTTCTTTTTCTCATTGGGTTTCTAGAAGTATTTAAAATAATCTTTATGTCAATGGGTTTCTCACACCTCCAGTAATTCTAGTTATAATACATCATTTATTTAGTTAACTAATATTAGGGGGGTTTCTAGGAAGTTTAGATATACATTACATTATTGTATTACTAAGAAATTATGGTAAACTCGTGGGTTTTCTGGGTTAAATAACTTGACTAGATACATTAAAAATTTTAGGGTTTCTTTTCTGCCAAGATAAACTAGTCCGAGTAAGGGTTACTATATATCTTGTGAAAAATAACTCACCTCCTTTAGGATTTCTAGATGTACATGATAAACTAATCTCCTCTGGGTTACTTAAAAGATGTGATAATCTCTATTAATTAGGGTTTCTACGAAGTAATGAAAAACTAGGTTGGTCGTGGGTTAAATATTTCCCAATGATAAACTGCATCAGTTTGGATTACTCTTGCAGCACGGGTAAACTCTTGCTTATTGGATTTCTCGGCTTCAAAGATAAACTTAAACGGAGTGGGTTAGTATAAATTAATTAGAAAAAATATCATCTTCTGGGTTTCTCCTGCCATAATGTTAAACTTTACTCTTTCGGAGTTACTATTCACAATGGGTTAACTTACACTCACTGGGTTACTTATACATAGTGGTTAACTTACACTCACTGGGTTACTTTATAGTTGTGGTAAACTTACGCTACATGGGTTACTCTGTACATATGGTAAACTCGATAATTAAGGGTTTCTAATCTAAAAAGATAAACTTATGTTTTAAAAGTTAAATCTAAATCAAAGGTTAAATTTTAAGTATGTGGGTTTCTTCTCCTTTATAATAAACTTTAACATATTGGGTTAAATTAGAGCCCATGGTAAACTTCAGATACAAGGCTAATGGGTTAACTTTCCCCCTTCTGGGTTACTAGCTTTATGTGGTTAACTTCTCCATCATGGATTACTGACTTTTAAAGATAAACTTCGGTATTTCGAGTTGAATATAAATATGAGGTAAACTCTCTCGTTCTGGGTTATTGACCTTCCAGAGTAAACTTTAGAATGCTGAGTTAAATAATCAATATCAGTGATAAACTATCTGTCCTTGGATTTCTTTGTAGAAATGATAAAATCTTTGATTCTGGATTTCTATGCCTTATAGATAAAAACTATATTTCTATGGGTTTCTGATTTTTTTAGATAAACTTTTTCTCCTCGGGTTACTTAAAAATGTAAGATAAATTTATTCTCTCTGGGTTATTTAAGTGATTTAGATAAACTCTTCCTCCTCGGGTTACTATAGCGTGATAGTAATCTTATCCAATTCGGGTTTCTTTGGAGGGTTGGAAATCTCTTGGCCTGTGAGTTAATTTTCCTTAGTGAAAAACTTAAAACCGGTGGGTTACTCGCCGTTTTTGTTAAATAAACTATAAAATAGTGTACTAATTTGTTCTAAAGGTAAACTTTAGGTGTCTGGGTTATTTGGTGTATATGATATATAAATTTATCAAATTTACCAGATTTGGGTTTCTTAATTTCAATGATAAACTCTATTAATTAGGGTTTCTACGAAGTTCTGGTAATCTCCTCCACCCGGGATTACTTACGACTTCAGGAAAAAACTCAATTATTCAAGGGTTAATTTCGCTATTCGATAAACTCAGCTGTTCAGGATTACTTGCGGTTTAAGATAAACTCATCGTATCTGGTTTGAGTCCTTTTTCTAGGAAAACTCTCTTTGAATGGGGTTAAATATATAATCTTGATAACTTTATATAATTGGGTTTCTTATCGCAATGGGTAATCTTCTATGAGAGAGGGTTAATAAGTAGTATTGAAAATTAACAACGCATTTTACTTGTGTATACATTAAGTCTATCAAAAGTAGAATGTATAAAACTTGAATATGAGTGAAACCAAGAATGGTGTTTCCATCCAGTCATAATTAAATATATTATGTACTCTTTTTCAAGACTCATAATAATTCCTTAAAGTTTAGATATATCAAGATGAATTTCTCCAAAATACATTGCTCGACATGAATAATACCAATTGTTCTTAAATCGGGATAAATAACCAATATAATAAATAATCATGTCCATTATATTATCTGATTCGGTTTGGGTTAGTTGATTTCCATAGAAAACTTAAAGTGACACCGTAGGGATTCGAACCCTAATGACCGACTAGAAAGGCCGGTATCCTAAACCATTAGATGACGGTGCCATAAAATAGTATGTTCTAAAAACTAGTAAAGTAAACTTTACTCTTTAAGGGTTACTTCCCCTAATCGGTAAACTTTCTTTTTCGGGGTTACTTCATTTTACGGGTAAACTTGCCTGTTTTGAGTTAATTAGGGATTGATGACAATCTTGTTTAACTAGAGTTAATTATAACTTATGAAAATTTTACGAAGTGTGGGTTACTTTCACTTTACGAAAATCTTATTACTCCTGAGTTAATGCTCATGAAGGGAAATCTAATTCTTTGAAGAAGAACTTGGATTTTCCTCTTCCTTGGTTTCATGAATGATTAAAGGTTCGCTTCCAGGATATTGATCTTGTATAAAAGATTTTACTCCACCAATCATTTTTTTCATATCGTCCCTAAATCCTTCACTTTTTTTAGTCCAAGGAAGACCTTCGGCTTTACATGATAGATATTCTCCAATATCATACATGCAGTCGACTTTTCGTCCTTCTTCGATTTTTTCCAAAAGAGTTTTAAATTGTTCTTCTGTAAAAACTCCTTCCTTATGTAGGTTGGTAACAAATTTTTGAACTATGTCGAAAGATGAATCACCGTGACTCCATTCATAATTATAAGAAAATCCTGGTCCTAAAGCAGACATATTTCCCATTTTTTCATTACATCCAAGATACCAAATAACTAAATCTCCAGGAATAAGATTCCCTGCCTCATCAAAGGCATGTCCACAATCGGATATAAGAAAATTAAATAATTGGTCTCCTGTGGTTTCTTGAGCAATCATATCTTGAGGAAATGTATCGGTATAGATTTTAGCATAAATATCTACAGATATCACTGTTTTATTGTTCATCAGAATCCTCCGAAAGTATACTTTTTGAGACAGTAAAGCGAGCTAATCCTTTAAGAGCAGGATTTTTTAGCATTTCTTCTAATTCCCTTTGTTTTTGCTCTTGCTCAGCAAGATATTTCTTTTTCTCCTCTTTGGTCATTTGTTGAAATAATCTTTCTTCTTCTTCCAGTTTTTCGGTAATGTCTTTCAGTAAATCGTCAAAACGCATAGCTTTAACTCTCTCGACCATTTTTTATACCTCATATTTATGGGTTAGTATAATATTATCTATTTCTACAAGGGTTACTAAGCATCATTGAAAAACTCTTTTAAGAAGGATTTCTACCTTTTAGTGATAAACTTTTTTACGGTGGATTACTTATCGAAATTGATACATTCACCTGGGAAAGGGTTACTTTATCCAATTGATAAACTAGATATGGGTGGGTTACTATTTATTCCTGATAAACTTCACTTTTCTGGGTTACTTATATTTGAAAGATAAACTAAACTATTATGGAGTTATAAAATAATTAGTTTTGGTTAACTTAGATCTTGTGAGTTAATTGGAGGCGATGGATAAACTTTTCCATATAGGATTTCTTTACTCAAATGATACTCTAAATAGAAGTGGGTTACTTTGCGTATAGGGAAAATCTACAGTTGAATGGGTTACTACCCGTTTTGGGAAAAATATTAACACTGTCCACCAGGGCCAGTTGCTTTATGTAATTCTTTTTCTGTCTTTTCCCACGCTTTTAAGTCAATCATATCAGTGACATCATACATTTGATCACTATACCAAACATAGCAATGCTTACATTTAGTACATACATTCACGCAGAGTGAATCAGTAGTGATATGCTGGGTTTTGTCTGCTTTAAGATAGGGCATAACAGATTCAAGATACCCAGCGTGACGAAAATGGACATTCCCACATTCTGGACATCGAAAAAGGAATAACTCTTCTGCAGTTATCTTTTTCGGTTTAACTTTGTCTTTAAAACAATTAGGTATACTTACTTCTTTCCCTTCTTCCTTTTTGTCCACCTTTAAACTCCTTTTTTAAAGTTATCTGTTATCTTTAGGGTTTCTGTCAATGATTGGAAATCTTCTCGTTCATGGTTTACTACGGAATCATGAAACTTTATTTTGTTATGGGTTACTACTTTCAATTGAAAAATTTGTTATAAATGAGTTTATTCACTCACTCAGAAATCTTCTCTTGTAAGGGCTAATACACATATCTATGGAAATAATGGATTATTTATTTTCAAAGAAAATCTATATTTCGTAGGGTTACTGTTCGTATAAGGAAATCTCTATAACTACGGATTAATGAACAAACAAGAAAAAATCTTTTTTTCCAGAGGGTTACTTTCCGTATAGGGAAAATCTGTATAACGATGGGTTAATGCACAAACAAGAAAAAATCTATTTTGCAGTGGGTTTCTTACTCATAGTGAAAAACTATTAACATACGGGTTAAGTTGTTATAATAAGGAAATCTTACATCCTTTGAATTTCTATTTTTCTGGGTTACTCGACATAGAAGAAAATTATAAAAATAGGAGGCTCTTTTGATATAAAATGATCCCGTTGTCTTAGGGAATACTACTTTCATACTAAAAGAGCCTCCACAGAAAGATAAAAAGTCATTAACTTTTTACCAAGGGGCCAAATTAAGATCTGCTATGTTTATACTGTTTTCTGTCTGCTGGTTGCTGATTTTGTGGTTTTTCAGCATTATTTAACTCAACAGTAATATCAAACATAACAGGGACTGGAAGTTGAGAAACCCAAATAGTACTTGGAATTAACTCGGTATAGACGAAATCTTTTCCTTCCAAAAGTTCATTAATCCTTTTATAAACTATTTCAGGAAGGTCTTTTGATTCCTGATATTTTCGAACTTTCGTCATCTCCTCTTTATCAACCTTGAGATACTTCCCTCCATCTGAGCAAACAGGTAAGCGGTATTCTTTTTCATCCATTCGGATTCGAACTTCTCCATATAAAGTCCCTGTTACTAAAATATCACGATGACTATTATCGTTTTTATCAACATTCAAAAAAAGATCACTCAAAGATAAAACTTCGATTGATTTAGTAGACATATATGTCCTCCTTCGTTACGAACACCTTGAATGTTATGAGTATTCTATGAGTATAGAATCAGTGAATGGTTTTAAATAATGATCAAAATACCATTCCTTATCTATATCGGTGATCTTTAGTAATCTTACAGTTCCTTCCTTTATATTGACGAAACCGTGTCTTACTAAACATACATCGTAAGATTTAGAGTCTTTTGTAGGAATACAAAAAACTCTGATTTTCTCACATTCAAAGAGTTCTTTCTTTATAAAATCTAACTTCTTAAATATTGCTATTTTACTTAAGAAGTTGATTTCTGCTAATTTTTGATAGAAATTATTTATGCCTTCATATCGTCTAGAAATTCCTTTAACTAAAACCTCGTCTGAACCACTTTTAATAGCTAAATAGAAATCTCTTCCTGGAGATATTATCAAATCTCGGTATTTAGTACATTTCATTATATCAATCACAGTTCCGAGTTTTCTAGTAACTATAAAACCATCAAATTGTCTTGTTATTAACTCCTCCTCTTTTTTAACATTATTTTGAGTTAAACACTGGTCAATTATATTTATAACCATTGATCTAAGAATCTTAGTCAAATTGGGGTTTTCCCTCTGTAAAAGTCCTATAGCAATGTTTCTTTGTTCCTTTTCCAATGGGATATTACTTACATCATAACCTAAAGATATAAGCATATTGTAATTACATTTCTCTATATCATAATTGTATACATCCTTTAAGCAAAGTTTACAGTTTTTATTTATTTCCATCATTTTGACTTTCTAGCTCTAAAAAGCTGGAAAACACAAATAATTACTCTATCAAACCATTCTTTATATGCATAAAACCGCATTTCGTTTTTACGAATAGCTAAATGTAAACAATAGGGGAGATATTTATCTATACATTCAGTTAATGCTAAGTCTAAATGATAAGAGTTAAAATAGTCAAGTCTCTGATTACTGAACCTATCTATCCATTGGTCAAAAGATTTAAATCTCCCTACTGATTTAAAGTAATATAGATAATTATAATAGCTCCTATCAGCTAAGTTTTTTGTTTGGTTCAATGAAACACTCCTATTAAAATAAAGTAATGGGATACCCACTAATCAAAACTTACGAAAAGTGAGTATCCCATTGGAGGAACATCTATAGAATTATTATTTACGAAAGTTTACTGAAACATAAAAGCGATGGCATCGTCGATTTGATATAGATGAGCTATATCAAAGATTCCTTCTTGTTTTTTCAATAGAAAGGAAATTACATCTTTGCAACTTCTCAGGTCTTTGGATTGACTGGACAACTGAGAATACTTTTTGATGATCAAATCTTCCAATGGTGCCGGATCATCTAATCCAGACAATAATGTGGGAGAATCCATACTTTTGCAAAGATCCAAGGAAATACTCATATTATCTCCAAACTCCGCTTTATTAAATTTTGCCGTATTCACAGGAATATAAACTTGACCTTCACTATCAGGAATGACACTAGCGGAGTCAACGGGAATACAAACCGTTGCCATTATTGTAGGAAGACGAACTATGGTTGATTTTTGGGGAAGAGCATGATAGATTTTGAGAACTCTATCTTCAAGACCATAAATGATAGCAATTCCGGTTGGGAAAATCTTTACATCAATGGGGGAAAGATTTGGAATGAATAGAAGAGTTGGTTTGCTCAGGATATTTATTTCTCTTCTATCTTCTCCATCATTGGTTTTTCCACCTCTTAAAGCAGGGGTGGTGACGACCACATAATCACTTGGCTCAATACCCTGTAATTTCAACCCAACTGTAAAGATTTTTGAGGATTTTGCAACTGAATCTTTATAACTACACCACCAATCGTAAAGGTTGGTAAGTTGGATTGAAGTTAAGGATGGATTAGGTTCTTTTCCTGTTCCATTTCCTGGGGGTGTAAAAATCTTTGGTTCAAGAATGCTTGTTTCGATGGTTTCTGCTTCAGTTTCCTGAACTTTTTCATTTTCTACTAAATCATTAATATTAACATTATTATCCATTAGTTTTTTTCTCCTTTAAGTTTGACTTTTCTCTCCCTTTTTATTACTTTTTTTATTAATTTATCATATCTCACCCCCTTCTTATATATATTTATGTATTAGTCCGAAAGGACTTTCGATTTTTTAGTTTAGAATCTAGATTCTAAGATCCGCTCAACTTTTCTCAACCATTTCAAATAATTATCTATTCTTGTTATTATTATATTATAATCAGTCCCATTTGTACTGGGGTATGGGCATCTTTCTCCTACTTCTAATTTCGCTAAACATTTTTCACAGAAATAACTCCCTCCACAATGTTTCATAGCATGTTCGCAAAGAGGAGATAAACGATGTCCATAACGAATTCTAAAAATTTCAGTCCTTAGTTTACCTTTTTTATTTCTTGAAACTTCCCGTACTAAAATCTTATCGTTAGTGTCAAATCTGAATTGACCAACTTTTTGTGGTCCAAGAAGGTCTTTAGCAATACTTTTATTGACTTCCCAAAATTTCCTAGTTTTTCTGATTAAATCTAGAGTTTTTTGTATGGCGGTATACTTTTCAGAAATCATGGATTCTGTCAACTCTACCTGCTTTTTAGTTGGAACTCTATACATTTAGTCTTCCTTTTCTCTGGTGAAGTAGAGAAAGCGGGAAGGGAAAATAATCTCCCTCCCCCTTTTCTCTCTAAAAATTAGGATTGAGTCAGACTATCTCTTAGGTCTGGCCTTATCTATACGTAGGGACCTTCCTAAAAATTTCACTCCATTTAAATCTTTAATGACTTTATCAGCTTCTTCTGGAGTGGAAAATTCTATAAAACCAAATCCTTTATCACTAAAAAGATTAACGGATTTAACGGTATATTCCGAAAGTAAATCCTGGATATCGGCCTCTTTAGTTTCATAGTTAAGGTTACCAATATAGACTTTTGAATCCTGAGACATTATAGAAACTCCTTTTACTTAAAAATGGTTAGAAATTTAGGAGAGAATGACTCCTAAAGTCTCTGCCAACATTTTAAGTATGTTCAGAGTTTTCTCCGGGTCATCTCCAAGATACGATTTCAAATCTTTAACTAATGAACGAATTTTGGTCTTTTTCTCATTATTAGACCTAATCCAATCTTTATCCACCTTTTTCATATAACCCATTAATTGAGTATAGAAAAAGATTGAAGATGACTCGGTAAAAATATCCACTCCCTGAGGAATACTCATATCAAATACCTGCTCAATCTCTTCTTTAGTCCGATCAGGAAAATCTCCCTCGGTCGGTTTGAGTGGAGCAGGTAATGGTTTTCCTTTTTCTGGAGGTCCAATCTTTCCTTTTCCTTGATAATCTCTCTTATAGATTGCTATGGATTTTTCAAGGTCAATGGGACTAAATACACCCTTAACTATATACTGGAAAGATTTCGGCTTGTCGGGATTCTCTCGTTTTATAAATTTATGAAAACAAGGAGAATCTTTAACTTCAGAAAGAGCAATTAAAGCCCTACAGATTAAAAAAATCGGACTTACTGAACACCCAATGTCCTTAGCAATCTCTTTTGGAGTAGTTGCTTTATTGAGGTTCTTTCTTGACCATATTACAAAAGCTTGATTAATACTCACACCAGCGTAATCACCTGTTTTAGGTTTTGGTGCACCAGACATTCTTTTACTCCTTTCATCCCTCCCCTCTTTTTCATCTCCGACCCTAAACATAATATGAGGTCTATACCACTTATTTCTAGGGTTATGCTTTTCCTCAATCGCTTTCAACTTTTGTTCCAGAGAAAGAAGGGATACCTTTTCTTCCTCATTTAAATCTCTTGAGCCTAATTTCTTTTTCAGATAATTTGCCTCAAAAGTATCTAAACTGAGTCCACACAATGCGATATCAACCTCATCGAATTTCTTTCCCAAAGACAAACGATAAAGTTTAACATCACCGTCTCTATAAACTTCCAAAAGCCCAACTTTCTCTAACTTCAGAAGCGCTAATGAAACTTTACTCCTTATTTCCTGGAGTGAGAATTGCTCCCAATCCCCTACATTAATCAAAAGAGTAATCGACCTTAAATCAAAAGGTGAAAGGTTTCGACTTGAAAAGAAAACACAAATCTTTGCTATAGATCTCTCAAAACCAGTAACTTGTCCAGGAAAACTAGTACTTTCTTTTTCCGGAACATGCAAACCTAGTTTACTAATGATTGGAGATTTCCTTCTTTTAACCTCAGAATGTATAACTCCAGGTAAATCTGAGGCAAACTTCTTTTTTTGATACTCATTAACAGAAAGAACCTCGCCTTCTCCTGTGGTTATAGTTACATCTTTTAAATCTCCCATTTCTCGTACCCCTTAGAAAAAAGATTACTTAGCAAAATATCAAGTTATCATTAATAAGCATACCTCCTTCTTTACTTCTTAGTAAAACCATTAGAATTAGGTAAAATCGAATGGACAATTAGATGGATTTTTACTCAATAAATTCCTTGCTTTTAAAAACGGGGGAGCATTTTTCCAAACTTCAACCATACTTCTTTTACTTATATCAACTCCCCACTCATCGTGATCAGCAAATGAACAAGGCATAAATTTCAAGTCTGGACTTATATAAGCAGACTTCCTTCCTGCTTCACAAGTGTCTAAAAAAACTTGCTCTTTCTTAGTAAAATTTAACTTTAAAGACATAATTTTATTTACTAAACATGAGTCCATTCCCAACTTAAAAGGACTCTTAGATTCTCTCAAACCAGCAAGGAAAAGTTTTATCTTATCATCACTTGGAACTAGGTGAATAAGATTTTTTCCTCTTCCTTGGGGTTTGAAAAGAAGAAAAATAACTGCGTTAAGTTTATCTCGGTTAACTTTTTTATTCCAGACGTCTTCACCTTTAGCAATTTGTATACACTTGTCAACTGATTCTGAAGTTACTACTATATGTATATTAGTTTTCATTTCATATGACTGAAGTAACTTAATTGCTTCAAAAGTGAAATCTTTACTATAATCAGAAACCGCTACCGCTCCACAAAATTCCTTCGCAATCTCAACTTTTTCCTTAGTTAATTTTCTCCCGCTTGTAGTGAAATTAGGAACTACTTCGTTTTCCCTACAATAAGAAACTATTTCTTTATAATGTTCATGGAGTTCTGGATCTCCCCTCCCTCCAAGAGCACATTGGTTTACGAGTTTTTTAGTCTCATTTATAATTCTTTTAAAACCATCCAAAGTCATATTTGGTTGGTCTTTATCTCCTTGATAACATATAGAGCATTTATTTTCACAATGACCCATTATTCCAATATCTAGCATACATGGAAAATAGAGACTAAATGGGTCTTCATGACCATTTATTCCTGAAGTTATTTCCATCCCAGTTTCAGTATCGAATAGAATGATATAGTTTTTATTTGCTATAGTTTTTATCATTTTATTTTTCATTTCCTTTCTATGTTTGTACTGAAAAAAATCTGTTGGTGTCTACTACGTAAGCCAAAGCACATAGTATTTTGATGTCTTTTACTTCAGGAACATCATCTAATTCGTCCATTACTTTTTTAGCATGGATAAATTTAATATACATAGGCATATGTTTAAAAACCATATCTGATTCCTCATCATCTTCAACTCTAACATCTTCATTGATTTCAAAATAGTCTTGAATCCCCCTACTATATAAATCAATTATGACTTTTTTGGCTTTAAGAGTTGGTGGAGTTTGTATGCCTTTTTCCATACATAACTCTGATATTAGATTTATAAAACCTTTTTCATCTTTTATGTTATCAGAGCATTTTATAAAAACTCTATATGTCAAGATGGTTGCCACTTTATTTTTCCCCCTCTTCTTGAATTGCTAAACTGATGTCTTTAATAGATTTTACCTCTCCAAGTCTCCCCAAAGTCTTCATTGATATTAAAAGGCTCATATAAGGAGGAGTTCTATCAATGTCCAATTCCTCCATTTCAATTTCTTCTCTCACTTGGAAGGTATTTGGCTTATGTTCTTTTGAGATGGTAACTGTCCTATGGTGACTTATTTCTCTATTAAAAGTTTTACAAATATCAAGGAATAAAGTAGTAAAATCTTGCCATGATAGATCATCTTTAGTTTTCACATTCAGAACATATTTATACCTCATTCTTTTTTTAACCTCCTTCTATTTAAGGTTATGGTTATGGATATAGGTAGAGATGGGGGAGTAAATCCATTAGGATTTTTAAACTCCCCCACTTTACCCTGTTTAAAAATTTATGGAGTTGTACTCAAAGAGAGGAATAATCGCATAAACCTCTCCTCAAGATTTGAGACTTTATAATAGGTAAAGATGGGAGAATACCTATCAACGTAATATTCTCCCACTTTAACCTAGCCAGAGTAAGAAAACCCAAAACAATATAACTAAACCCATATCATGGAAGGTGATAAGAAATGATACTTCCTGACATGATAAAGTGACCAATAATGAATATTAGTCAGTAAGGGAAGAGAAACCCCCTGGCATATTTCTCTCCGAATAATCCAGGAACCCAACCTGGATTATTTTCGTAGAAAAAATAGATAAATAAAAAATTCCTTACAATAAAGTGACAAACCTTTTCTTAATAACCGTTAATTAATATATATAGTATGTTAAAACTTTTCCAATTAGGAAGCGGGATCTACAAGTTCAAAATCGGTTCCCACCAAGTCTACGGCATCACTCGTCCACTCCCAAAAAGTCATTTTATCTCCGCCTTCCTCCTTGGACTCATCTTCGTTGAAGTTTACATAACCTGACTCGTGGGCCTTTAAAAGCAAGTCTTTTGTTTCGGCGAAAAGAGGATGAATTTCTTCATCAAAACCTTCCAACGTTTCTATATCTTCGAGTTCAGAAATCTCAGTTAAATTATCATTCAACTTCTTTAACTCCTCTTTTGACATCCTTTCCATTGTTTCCACTGACATAAAATACTCCTTTCTTAACTTTTCAAAACCATAAAATAAGTCACTTTATTGTAAGCTATCCAGTATTGACTTCAGTTGAATGACATTCCAGTGTTCCTTCAAACGGGGTATGTAAAAATAACTCAGCGGTTTTCTTTTTAAATTCACCAAAGGTTTCGTCTTCTCTCATATTCCAAGGAGATCTTCCAATAAATACCGAACTCATTCCCCCCGAAACTATACAATCAAAACCTAAAGTGTTACAATAATTATGTAAAGCCATTTCAGAAAGTTCATAATCTTTACAAAATTCAGAAAACCCTTTGAATTTAATAAGATACCCCTCTCCTTCAATGCGTACTCTAAAAGCAATAGAATATAAATATATGAATTTCATTATCTCAGAATTCTCAAATATTTTCTCATCTGCGATAACCATACCATAAGCGCAAAAAACTTCAGTTGAACTATTTGTTATAAAAGAAACTTTTACAAACATTTTAATACTCCACTCTTTCGTCTATAGCATATGGTTTTACAGTTATTCCTAAGAGACTTTTTAACTTTTTCTGGACTTTATCTCTAAATTCTACTCCCGTTTCATCATTCCCTATTTTAAAAGGATTCATCCCAATAAAGATCTCTCCATAAGTATTTACGATACTTTCCATCCCAAAAATAGCACGAATCATCGATTCTGTTGAATTTATAAGTACTGAATTATGACCTTTAGTATTATCTAAAAGATCATTCATAGAAACAAAATCAGAACCTTTCCATGATCCATCGGTCTGAGGAAATTTTCCTACTTCCCGATATGGAGAGCATAAATAATACACATATACTAAGATATGGATATTATTCATTAGTAAGAAGTTACTAAATTTTACTTCAATACCATATACACAAAAGTTAGTGGAAGAACTATTAGTTACAAAATCAAGTTTAGTTTTCATAATAACTCACCAATTCACCGATCTCTTTAAACTCGAAATCAGAATTTAACACTTCTTTTATTGAATCATAAACTCTTAACCGAAATTCCTTTCCTGTTTCATTATCCCCAATATCGAATGGACTCACTCCTATATAAACCATCATATTACTATACTCTGAAAAAAGATCATATTTAAGTTTTAGAAGCGACTTTATTCCAATCACCATATTTCTCCTATTTGTAGGACATGTGAAAGTTTCTTTAGAAGGAAAGTCGACTCCTGTTCTCCTAGAAGTATAAGAAAAACGAAAATCTCTTAGAGGAATGAGAGGATTTACTATATAAGAAATATAAACAAAATCGTCCATATTTTCTATTTCTAAAAACTTTTGAATATCTATTTTAGTTCCAAGAATAATAACAGCTTTCATTTCGTCGATGGTAATCCTCCTTTATTTAATATCGAACAACTTCTTCAACTGCTCTTGGATGATAATCCCCAAAACCTATATCTTTCAAATCATCTCTAACATCACATTGAAATTCTCCGAGAGTTTGTGTTTTACACATAGACCAAGGAGATCTTCCTATAGCAATATAAACTGCTGCAGGTTCTTCTCCATACATTTCCCATAAAAAATGATTAATAACGGCATAATAACGAATAGTTTGAAAAAGATAACTTTCATATTCTTCAACGAATCTTTCTTTAGTAACAGGAAAATCAAATTCCAAAAGTCGATCATTACAGTAATCAGAAACTTCCCTCCAATAAGCAATTAAAACTAAATATAAGTATTTAATTAATTTTGAATTTTCAACTAAATCTGTTAATTCTATATCCACCCCGTAAACACAGAATGCTTCGCTAGAACTATTTGTTATAAAATCAAGTTTTATTTTCATTTTACCTCACCTGTTTGGTCAAGTAAATTGAGTATTTGTCCACCGACTTCTTCTAATTTATGACCAACTTCGGCAGGGATCTTTTTAAATTGTGCTGCTCGGGTATAAGCATTTACGATATGAAACATTGAATCGCCTTGCTCGATTATCCAACCCCATTTTACTGCGTCTCTCTCGAGTTTACTCAACTGAAATCTTTTATTAAATGATTCTATAGTTACTTGGGGGTCATGAATTTTAACATTAGTTGCTTTCTCTAAAAGTTCTTTTTCCGATAACCAACGTCCAGACAATTCTTTTGCTATCTCAGGAAATTGAGCTAATATAACTTCTGGCTCAGTTATATGTTTAAATGATTTAGTTAGTCTTTGTTTTGATATCATTCCATTAGTACATGAGAGTCTGTATACTAAAACTGACATTCCGATTTTAGTCAATCCTACTTCTGAGTTAAAAAATGACATTCCCCCCATCATTCGATCACCAGAGATTGAAAAAGTCTGCTGATCATTTGGGATATTAATTTGGAGGAAATTTTCATTTTGGAAACACTTAACCTGAGTACTTGGAGGAATACCTAATTTTTTCTCAACAGCGTCTAAAAGCATATCGTCATTAGTTGGTTTATAGGTGGGAGTAAAGATCGCTCGGACTTTATCACCATTAAACCTAACTAATAACTTCTCATTCTTTTCTTTTTCAATCCAATAATTTAGGTTTCTTGCTTGTAACTCAGGTGGGCATTTTCGGAGATATTGTAATGGGGTTCCTGTTCTATAGCATGCTGAGGATTGAGCAATCTGAGTCATTTGAAATACTTTATCGCCCATTCTAACTGCCTCTAAAGACATAAATTGGATGGATTTTACTTCTATTTGCTCATCCACAAAATTCTTACTAATTCTTGCATAATTTTCACGAACATTCTCTAACGATGTAATATAAGATTGTCTATCAGACATGATAATATCTCCTTTTTTTAAAGGGGGAAATCATAAAAAATTTCCCCCTTTTGTTAAATGTTAAAGTTTAAAAGATTCTATCTCTTCATCTAATTTACCATTTCTATGTAAGTAATAAGTATAACGAAATCCATTCTTGAATTTACAATGATAACTTTCAGGAGTAACTGAGAGAGAAACTCCAAATTTTTTATGTAATTTAGATAGAACGTTTGAATATGGTGCTAAAGAAAAACACTGTTCCATAGTTTGTACTAATTTCTTTTCTTTTTTTGAAATAGGTTCATATATAAGATTGTAATAACCATCAGAAGGCAACTTTGTCTTTCCAAATTCTAACCATCTCAAAAAAGGAACTCTATTATCCTTTATTATCTTTTCTGAAGTCCATGTCAATGTTTGGTATGTCAAGTCAATTATTGAATCTTCTTGGATAATAAAAGAATTAGTACAAATAGGATTTTCATCTATATTAAAATAGATGGTATTTAATCTTAGACCTTCATTATACTCCTCAGGTATTATAGAAAGAAGTTTTACTTTTTCTTCAAAAAGAAAACTAATTCTTTCTAGACCTTTTTCCGTCTCTACAAGTCTTTCTTCGAGTAACTTTTCAGCTTTATAATAACAATATCTTCCTCCAATAAATCCTCCCACACCTACTAAGACAATAATTATTAACGTTGCTATGCTGATTAGACCTTTACTTCCTAATGCTTTTAGGTTTTGAAGCAATTGATTTCCTCCCTCTTTGTTTCTGAGCAAACTTTTCAGAAACGGTTATAGATTTTTGGTAAAATCTATAAAGGAGGGACACTCCAAACTTTCCAACTGTGGGTTGAAAAAGAACTAACCTATTCCATTTTTTTCTTCCTTTGGGGAATCTAAAATCTCTTTCCCAAGAAGAGTTTTTAATCCAAGAGGGAAATAACTCAACTCCATTTGAAAATCCATATTTAGAAAAAGCCAACTCAGTTGCTCTAGTATGAAAACGAACTTTTGGTAATAACTTCCTTTCTATTTTCCTCTTATCTTTAAATAACCTTCGTAATTCATCAGAGTGTAATCTACATGGAACAAAAGTAGACTCACTTTCAGGGAAGTCAATAATAGATTCAAAAACGTCAAGTTTTACCTGAGTACCTGATTCCTTAGTTCTTTTAGGTAGTTCTCTTTTTTCCCCAGGCGGTAAACGTATACCCTTTTTAATTAATCGTGAAATCTCATTCTTATAAAACTCTTTTTGCTCTTCAAGTCTAACTTCAGCTCGTTTCAATAGGAAATAAGGCATGCCATAAAACGACGTCCATCGACCAGGAGCAACAAAGAATTTAAATATAATACTATTATTTGATAATATATTTGATTTTATAATAAATTCATTTTCCGCTGCAGAAGGAATAATTTGAATGGTACTCCAACCTTTATAAAAATCACCGTTAGCATCAAGAATTGAGTAAACACGAAAATCGCCAACGTCTTCAGAGGAGATAACATTCGCATCCATAATTCTTATGGAAAATCCAAAAGTCACTTTATTGGACAAAACAGCAAGAACTTTTCCATGCCTATTTTCGGAGGAAACAACCATTTGACCTTCTTTATGGCATTTAGGAGTAAAAGTTTCATATTGCGGGATATTTATTACAGCATTTCTCTCAGCTAACTCAGATAAAAAACATGCTAAATCCAAATCAGTAAACTGTAATATCCCATCGTGAGTATAAGCAGGTCCAGGTTTTCGGGAAAATAAATCAAATTTCCAATCCTCCAATAATCTTTCTACTACTGGGATTGGGTCTATTTTTCGATCCTGGAGTAAAAGAAAATCTTCATCTTTCAATATGTTTGTTAAACTTTTAGCTACCTTTTTCATTGGTTTTTCCTCTCTCTCTTTTATTCTTCTTCGTCAGGATTTCCAGAGTATTCCAATATAAACAATGGAGAAAGCTCAAAATTTCCATCTTCCTCTTTATCCAAATCGTATAACTCTAGAACTTCTTTTTGTTTGTCTTCTTTCAAATCTTTAAAGTAAACTTCTAAGGTTTTTGTTTCCACAAAATATCTCCTCTTTTAAAATTTTATTAGTTAAAAAATTTATACTCTCATACAACATCCCCCCTTCCAAAAATTAAGAAAAAATAAATTGACTAAAATGCACGAACAACTCCTGATTACTTTATCCGAAAATTAATATATATAGTTAGCTATACCAAGAAATAATCAGGACTAAGTCCGCCAGGAACTCCTTTTGAAAGAATACAAACCGCTTCATGTGTATGGATAGACTCAAAGTGTTCACATTTAAGAAGCCAATCACAAATCCTATCATTTCTATCCAATTTGTCAGCTATTTCTCTAGCTGCATCTTCTACAAACATTGGATATTTAGCCGCCCGGATTGCTAAGAATTGCTCATCCTTTCGTTTAATAATAGGATATGGAATATTTACAACAGCTTTCTCTACATCCCATATTACATTCTCTAACCATACATTTCTTGGAGGAATAGTTTGAACAGTTACGGTTGCTAAACTTCTTTGAGCATGAGGAAATCCTTTTACATTGTCATTCTTTAAAGCATATTCACTTAATTCTGCTGAACATGGACAATAAGAAGCATAAGGAACTTTTACTATTTGAAAAAAGTGATATCCGAAAGAACCGAGTCTTCCCTCAAAAGTACAATTATAAAACTCAGGAAATTTTTGCCAGGTTTCTGGGGATTCTTTTACTATTGAGATATCAAAATTAAATTTAGCATAAGCACAATTACATATAATTCCAATATCTTTTATTACTGCTTCTAACATTTCTTTTATTGAATTATTATTTAAATTAGTATGTCTCCATCGATCCAGACATCTCACAAATCTTGACATACTTACACCTTTTACATCTTTTTCTAAATCAGTAAAAATATCTACTTTTGCTTTAACTTCATATGCATCTTTGCCATTTACTCCTGACTGAATACTTAATGGAACGGAAACATTCTGAACACCTACTCTATGTAAATGTCTTGGACAATTGGGCCTCATATCTTGTTGGACATCTGGGAGATTCAATTACTTCCACCTCCTTTCTTTTTAGAAACCTTATTGCTAAATAAAGGAGGTCTTTCTAGTCCAACAAATAATGTCTTACCTGTAGCAGTTTCTAACATTTTGATAAAGTTAGGAAATTTAAGTACTATAGCACTGGGTTTTTGCTTAAAATATACTTCTAGGGATTGTTCTATATCTTTTGTGTCCATTCGAGACATAGCAGACCTTACTAAATCATATATATCCTTAACTATCTCAGTTTTCAAAACATGGGGACTTCCCGAGATTGCCATAAGGAATGGATAACATTCAGTTAATGGTATTTCTAAAGTCAATTCATCGTTTTCCAACGTTTGATCTCCTTACTCCTATCTGGGTAAAATAGGCATCCATGAGTTTAACAGATTCTGCTTTCTCACAAAAATCCTCTTCTTTTGTGAGATAAGATAACTTTTCACTAGTTATAATTTCGTTGATATGTTTATTTTTCCTATCAATACAGTCGCTTTTAGTAGTAGCAAATTCATCTAAATTCTTTTCACCTTCCATTGCTATAATCGCCTGGTTTTCCATTTCTCCTAATCTTTGACCACCTTTTGACTTTTTCCCTGAAAGTGGTTGCAATGTTCTTCTATTATATAATCCTATTCCTCTAGCAGATATTTTTTCTTCTGCTATATGGATCATTTTAAAGAAGTAATTATAACCAACTGCTATTTCATTTTGAAAGTGAATATTCCCAACTGGATCAAAGGTGGGAAAAGAATACTCAGTATTAGTATACTTTAAGGCTTCTTTTAATGCTTCTTCGTTACATGATTTAAATGGTGCTTGAATTATTGTCAAATCCAGTATGAATTGTTTGTCTACAATAATAGGATCAATAATTTCAACCATTTGCTTGTAATACCATCTATCATCTGTTTGGTCAATAATTTTAATATAATCCAGTAAATATTTCTTCATGTTTTCCTGAGTCTCGCCATTAGAAAGAAGATCAAGCATAGTCTTTTTCAAATCATGTAGAGACATGGATAGATGTAATTCAAATAACTGACCAATATTCATTCTAGAGATAACACCCATTGGATTCATTATTATATCAACTCGTCTTCCATCAGGTAAATAAGGCATTCTCTCTTCAGGTATTATTCGTGATATTACTCCTTTATTTCCATGTCTATTCCCTACTTTATCTCCCACTCTAATTGGTCGTAAATAATAACCTGCCATTTCTACATAGATTCCCGGAAACTCTTCACCTTTAATCTTATATTTACTAGTAGTAAACTTATTTAAATTATACGACTTTATGATTTTGAATGCTTCTTTTTTTCCTAGAAGGTCTATAAAAAAGTTCTGTAATTTTACTTCTTCGTCTTTTTGCTTAGCTACTTCTTCTTCTACCCATTCCCTGTATTCTGGGATATCAGTAAAATAACCATTAACATAAAGACTTCTTTCAAAAACTGTAGTTGTTTTATGAACTATTAATTCACTAACATCTTCAAATATCTTATAACCCTCCATACTTGATAAATCTTTCATTTTTGCATATGGATGACCAATTTTTATGGATTCATATAAGTCGGGTAGGAATTTTAATGGTTCCCCATACTTATTTAATGAAAGTAAAACCTTATCTGGAGGAATCATAAATGACATATCGTTATAATGAACTGAAGTAAAAACTCCTTCTTTTACTAATCTTTCTGATATTACTATTCCGTCTTCATAATTAAAACCATAATAAGTAATAAAAGCAGTTAAAAGATTCTTTCCAAATCTTGTGGCACCATTTTTCATATACTGACTTTCTGCTAGAATATCTCCCTTTTTAAATGAATCTCCTATTTTTACATAAACTCTCATAATATCAATGTTGTCAGTATAAGTATTTCTGGGACCAATCCAAAATACTTTAACCTCTTTATTAGTAGAGTATTGAACTATTAAAATTTTACCATTACAAAATAATACATCTCCATCATGCTCAGCAACACAACAAAAAGAAGTATATCTACTATAAAGATGTTCGCATCCTGATTGAACATATGGTTCATCAAATTTTTGGAGCATAATGGCTTGCCTCATTTGACTAGCCGCCATTTGTAATCTGGTTTGATCGTCATGCTCTAAAAATGGAATCATTGAGATTGCTACTGAAGTTGGAGATTCTATAATTCTTTCTTTAGTAAATTTAAAATTCTCATCTAGCTTTGAATTTACTAAAAGTGATTGTTGAACTCCACAATTTTCTCTATCGGGTGTGTCTACTGGGCAAATTCTTCCAAACATACTTTCTGAGATATCTCTCAGATATGCTGGGACATTTTCCTTATTAAATCCTCCGGGGCCTACAAGTGTACATCTGGAAAGTTTAGTTAACTCTTCTATTGGATTAATGGCGAAATCAAATTGAACTATGTCAGAAACATTACAATTATTAACAATTTGAGCAGAGTTAACATTAAATTTGGGTTTGGTCATTCGTAAGTTCGTAACACATAAATCATAAATTACCTTTGCTATTCTGGATGTAACTATGTATTCAAAACATCTTATTCTTTTATTTATCAAGTCAGTATCATCTAACCTTTTAGACCTTATAGCCTTTCCGATTTCCAATACTACGTCAGTACTACCTAAAAGTCTGGCTGACATAATATCACATTTAAGTAAGATTTTCAAAGCATATATTGCTGTTTCTCCCTTACTCTTTTGAAAACTCTCAGAGAAAGGTTTTCCTACAATTCTTACATACTCCTCTTGAGTCAGACCTCTATTCATATTTGCGGTTAAATCAAGTGACCATTTATAAGGTCTTCCTGCTGGAAAACTAAATTCCAATTCTTCTTTAAATATCTCTTCTATTTCTTGTTTAGTATAGTAAGCAAAAACTATGTCAGCTAAATTAAATGATTTCCCCATAAAGAACATATGCATATATGGAGAATTATCATTTTCTCTTATAGAAATAGAAGAAATAGAAGTTCTTATCTTTATCATCTTTCGGTAAATTAAAGGAATATCAAATAATTGAAATAAAGGAACTTTTCTTTTTCCATTGATAAAGATATAATTATCGTTAATTAACTGAGGGATAGCCATACTTAAGTCTATTAGTTTTCCATTCTTCTCCAATCGAATTATGAATAAATGTTTTAAAGTATAAGCCAATTCCGATGCAACACTTTTACTTTCTTTTATGCCAAATTCTTTAATCTCAAATCCTGCCTCTTCCGCTACCTCTAAAATCTTTCTCGCATCAGTTTCTAGTCTTTCATAATCCTTTTTCCTAATAAGAAAACTATTACATTCTAAATCAGGTTTGTAATAAGGATTTATCACTCTTGTCATCATCGCCTATTCTCTCCCCTCCCATTATTCTGTCAAGAACACCAGTATATTTTCCTTCATTAAATAAACCTCTAACCATATGAAACTTAGGTCGGTTAAAAGCAAAACCTAAAATCCAACTTTCCTGAGAAGGAACATTAAGAACACTTTTAAACTGAGGAGCTTTTCTACTTCTATTTTCGACCAATCTCCATTTCTCATCACCATACCACATTAATTGAGAAACCACACATTCAAAATGTACTAAGTGGATTTTTCGATTCATATTGTATAAATCAAATAAGTTTCTAGTTAGGTTTTCACAATTAGTTCCCTCTGGAAATTTGTGGAGGAGACTTGAAATTTGGCTTAAATCCCCGATGATATCACATTGAATCATTTTTTTCTGCTCTTTTCCCACTTTAGCAACACCGCTTGTATGGAATGTCCTAAGTACTAACTGGGTATTACATTCTCCTAAGGATTGAGCAGCTATGATTCCAACGTATTTAGAATTTACATATTTATAAAGATTACCATAACATTTTCTACATAAAGTTTCTCCCAAGCAATATATTGGACTTCTTATTTTAATTTTCGAACCAATGAGAGATTCGTAATTCTCTGGAGTAATTTCATGAAGTTCTTTATCTTCTCCCAAATAGTATCGAAACAATAAACATTGAGCAATTCTTTCATTATCAACATCTACTTCTAAATAATCTGTACTTCCGCAATCTTCTTCTTTTCCTAAAGTTAGATTGACACAAGTAAATATAAGTTTTCTACTTAAATAACCCGATTCTCCCGTATTTACAGCAACATCCAAAAGCCCTTTTCTACAACCATAAGATGATAAAAAGAATTCTCTTGGTGTGAGTCCATCAAGAAGAGAATGTTTAATTGGTTCCAAGTGAATATTTCCCCTAAAATCAGAAACAAATCCCCGAGCCATAACTACTTGTTTTACTTGATCCCAACTTCCTCTTGCTCCAGAGTCTACTATATAAGAGTAAGTAAATGCTTTTTTCAAGATTTTCTTAATTTTATCATCAGCAAAACTTTGAAGCATTTCTACTGGTTTCTTAGAATCTGAGAAAATCTCATTTATTATCTCATTTTTATTTGGAATCATCATTTTGTCCAAAGACATTGTAACTCCAAATGAAGTAGAGAATTTAAAACCTAATTTTTTAACTTCATCTAATACCCTCCTTATTTCTTCTTCAGAATAATTATTTTTTATTTCAGTTAATATCTGAATAAGTTCTTTGGATCCAACTTGGTAATCAATAAATCTGAAATCTTTTGGTAAAACAGAATTAAATAAAACTAAACCTTTTGAGTATTCTCCATCATTATGTTTTACTAATTCGTCATATCCATTTATTTTCCCCCCAGTTAATAAATATATTCCTAATACTATATCCTGATTTGGTTTGGTAGAAAGACTGGTATCTGTGGGATTAGAGAGATTTTTTGTTACTAAAAACTTATCAATTATTTCTTGCTTGGTTTCCTTAGTTAAGGGTATGTAAACAGCCATTTGGTCACCATCAAAATCTGCGTTATAAGGATCACAAATTAATGGATGAATTTTTATAACATGACCGTCAGTTAACTTTATCTTAAACCCTTGAATTCCAAGTCTATGAAGTGTAGGTTGTCTATTTAGTAAGCAATATTCTCCTTCTATCACTTCTTCACATAAACTATATAAGCATTTATGATTAACTTCAATACATCGATCAATAAAAGTAATTGCTTCATTGATTAGTTTAAACCTACTCGCTTCAATTAATTTTCTTGCTATTACTAATTTGTACAGTTCTAATACCATAACATAAGGCAGTTTACACTCATCTAAATTAAGAGTAGGGTCGGGAACAATAACTGCTCTACCTGAAAAGTCTATTCTTTTTCCTAATATATTTCCCCTTATTAATCCTTTTTTCTTTGCCAATTTAGCTTGAATATGATCATATAAATTATTAACTTCTTTCTGCAATTGCCTATAGTGATGAAAATATATTTTATTATCCCTCATGATATTAAGTATTATTTTTTTAATAAGTTCATTCTTATTAATAATAGAGGTATAAATTCTATTTATTTCATCAGTATTATGGACATTTCTTGTCGCTGATTTTCCAATTGGTCTTAAATCCGCAGGAAGAACTATTACATTACTACAAGTCATACAATCAATATTATCTAAGACTTTTTTCCATTTAGAAACACTTTGATTCTTAATAGCCATTTCTCGAATTACTTCTTTTAGTCCTTCCGTTCTAATATATATTTTAGAACCAGTTGGAACTTCACTTCTATTTTCAGCGATTTTATAACTTTCTGTATTCTGTCTTTTATAAATTATAGCATTCTCATTTCTCATTACAAAGTCTAAAAGTGATTTAGTATGCTTTCCTCCTACATAACATAATAAATCATAAAAAATGGGATTAATAACAGGAAGACTTAATTTAATTTTAGCAAACCTTTCTCTTCTAACTCTTGTATCTAATGCTTGAACTTTACAATGTGGACACTCAAATCCCTTTTGAGACATTCCATATGTTATTCCACATGAGCAAGTAAACTTTTTTATCGGGCCAAAAATCTGCTCAGAAAATAACCCCTCCTTATGGAATTTATTTTTTTGGAATATCTCATGAGTTGTTATTTCAGGTAGGTTTTCACAAAACAAGTCAATATTGAAAAGTTTTGGCATTTCTCCTCCTTCCTTATTTATAAATATTATATATTATTTCTTTTTTAAACTCAAATGTAGACTTTGATATTGAATTTGTAAATTATTAAAAAATCTCAGTAAATGTTTGCCTCTCTCTGTTATTGGACATGACTTTTTCATAGTTTCTGGCATATGTTGATATACTTCTTTTTCTATGCATACTAATAAGAAATCGCATCCAGGATTTTTACATTTACATACTGGAAAAATATCTCCATGAAAAGTAATATTCCCCCATTTCAAATTATGCTCTTTTAGTTTTTTTCTTAACATATAATTAGTTATAGGATTCAATCTTCCTCCTCACCATATAGGAAAAGACTATATTCTCTTTTTATTCCTTGAAATACTTCCTGTAGATGTTTACTTTTCTTAGTAAATGGGCAAGTATGGTAATTTATGTAGTCATAGACAAAAATTTTCTTATCTAATATAGTAGTAAACTCACAACCTGGATTAACACAACTATACTTTTCTATCATACCAAACCACGTCTTGGGATTTTTCCAGTCCATATTATGTTTTTTTAATTTTAATGATAAAACCAATCTAACTATGGGATTCAACTTACCTTCTTTCTTTCTTAATAAGATTTGGATTATCGGGCTTATTTTTCATTAATTCAACTATTTCTTCAAACCAAAGTAGCTGATAATTATTATTATCAATACCAATATCATGACTTTTTCCGATTGAGGGGAGACTTCCATGACTATGAGCATATAAATGCCAAGAGTTATAATGACTCTTTGGCCACACTCTCATACACCAATGACATAAAACTATATTTTGTTTTTCCCATTTAACCCGTGGTCACCGGGGATAAGTTTTATTTTTCCCTTTAAAGTTGAAAGAAGGTAATGGACAAACCCATCATTATGCTTACAGAATACTAAATCCCCATTAATGTATATAATAGAGTTAGGGTCTGCTTTCATATTCCATGATGTAATAAGAGTCTCATTCATTTCCTCTTTATCTTTAAATGGTCTTTTGCAATAACCTATCACTTTAGAGTGATTAAAATGGAAGTCTCCTCCAAATAGCATGTTTTTCTCCTTTTTATAATGGAAAAAGAAAGTCAGAGGTGTACTTTTACGCCAAATGCTCTAAGGGACGTATATAGACATCCCAAGGGGATCAATTACTATGGTCATCTTTCACCCTGGTCAGCCCCGGAAGGTCCTCTCGTAATGTCCCGGGTATGGTCTACATACCGACTACTAAACAAATCCCGAATAACTTTGTCACTCAAAGATAGAACCTCCCCCCTATTGCTAGGGGTTCTTATATCCTCCGTAAAGAAGATATTATCCGGGCAAATGTTACCGATAAGTTTTTCATCAATCCCTGTGGTTATACGCCCACACTCTTCCATAGTTTCAATGGGACTCTTGATTTCAGTCACCGGACACCTACTTTCCTCCACTCGCAACTCTTTAAAGGATGGCTGTTTCCAGGCCTACCTTCCCCCAACTTTCTTTTTCCACATTTTTATTTACTTTTTTGAGCCTTTATCAGACTCTTCTTCTGATTCTAAAATTACTAATTGTGGTTCCCAACCACTTATACTTCTAACTTTAACAAGGTTTCCTTTACTTGTAGTATACTCAATCAAAGCCCATACAAACCTTCTAATATGAAAAAAAGTATTAGATGTAGCAAAATTGTCCTCTATTGCTTCATTATAGCAATCTATTATCTCACTTTTTATTTCTTTCTGGAGTTCTGGGTCTACAGTTTTTCCTCCATCTGTAGAGCAATATGATAATTCAAATTTATTATCTTCATTAAGATACTTATCATAAAATTCTTCAAAGTTGAGTTTTTCTTTGTTTACATGAACGATGTGTCTTTCTTCAGACATAATTTTTAATTCCTTTATTCTAAACCAAACATTTTATTATATTGATTTCCTGTAATATATCTTCCTACTTCAATTTTGAGTAAATCTTCAAAGCTGCTAACTTCATTAAAACAACCATAGGATTTTGTTCCTATAGCTATTACTTTACCAAATAATTCCACACAATAGTATATTCTATAATCAGATGGATAAACTAATTCTTTACATGGTTTAAAAAATCCTAGAAATTTTTGCCACCACTTAGGGTTTGCTACATAATTTTTAACTGCCCAGTTCCATCTCGTTGTAAGATTACTTTTATTCGGAATTATTATTTCTGGTTTGGGTCTTTTTATAGCTATAAGTTCCCTTTTCACTTTATTTTCCTTATTTTTCAAATAAATACGGGTGGGGGGTCTCGAACCCCCGACTCCATGATTAAAAATCATGTGCTCTAGCCAACTGAGCTACACCCGCTTATTTTTAGTTTATTAATGCTTTTGCCAGGAGAAAAGTAGAATATCATTTTTATCATAAGTTATTTTGTCTCTATTCCGAAGAGTTATTTTGATTAAAGCCTCATATTCACTAGTTGCTAAAATGGTGTCTTCAACTAATAATTCTTCACTTTCTGGAGTCGACAATGTTGCGGGAGACCTCTTTATAATAAACCCTTTAAAAACCATTTTATTCTCCTTTCTTATTTGGTGCGGATAGGGAGACTCGAACTCCCGACCACATGATTAGAAGTCATGTGCTCTATCCAACTGAGCTATATCCGCATATTCGTTATAATTTTTTACATTTTTTTATTACATCTTTTATAGTTTTATTTAAACCTTCTACTATATTCTTCAAATCTTCGACAGAGATATTGTCTATATTATCAACATCACACATTTTTTGTAACTCGATAATAAGATTAAAAAGACTAAATATTAATTCACTTTTCTCTTCTCCAAATTTTTCAACTAAAAATTCTTTTAACCCCAAGTTGAATCCTTCAAGATAAACATCATCAGCATCTAGTCTTTTTAGACGATTATAAAATGAAAAAGTATTTAGAAATCCAAATCCATAGGTTTTTCTATCAGTAATAAAATCTTTGGCCAAAAAACCTACTTTATCATTTCTATTATGTTGGTTTACTAACCATTCCGTATATTTCATCTGCTTCTCCTTTCGGAGTTTTACAAAACTCTATAATATATATTACTATTCCGCTTAACGGGAGGCATCTAACATTTTTACTATAAGTTTCTCTTACTGGTGGAGGGATCATAGCATAGAATACAAAATCTAAAATAAATAAAGCAAAGAATACTATGTAAATAGTCACAAGCAATTTAAATTTCTTTTTCGCCATTTTTTTCTTTCCTTAACTCTTTTAATTAAAAGTTTTAGTCCAATATAATAAATACTTATAGGAGAATACCTAATCCATTTTGGACAGGATTTCTTTAATTCCCAAGGAATTGCTCTTCTATAAATAAAGGAGTCAATCCATATTAACATTATAAGAATTACCATAATAATATTATACCAAAAAATTTGAGAAGTCATTTTAAGCCTTCTTTCTAGATACTTCTTTACTCAATCTCACCATTTTTCAACATATTTCTAACTTTCATTAATAACTGACCAAGCCGATTTATAGCATCTATTTGTTTACATCTTAGACATAAACAATCACCCCAATAATTATCATGCCATTTATTACCTTCTATCAAAATGGCGTCCCCAGTATCTAATAACATTTGCTTAAGTGGGAGTCTTGCTAAAGTAGCTTTAGTAGTAAATTTTTTTATCAATGCCTCTTCCATTATCTTGTCTTTTATCTGATTCCAATCTTTTCTTAATCTTACAGCATTTCCCAGTTCCTTTGCTATAGAGGGTTTTTCACAATATAGAATTAATTTTTGAAGTGTCATATTTGTAGTTTTACTTGCTTGAAATTCATGTTCAACTGACCAACTTCCTATCATAAAAAAGTTAGACAAAAAGAAGTTTTTGCCTTTAAATTCTCCGATAACTCTAGCCAATTTTATTTCCCCCCTCTTAAGTAAAATCAAGAACTTGGATAAGTTTACCATCTTTTGGATTTTCTACAAATACTTCATATCCTTCTTTTACCATATCGAAAACCCAATCTGGAATTATATCAATGTCGTCCATTATTCGTTTTTTCGGTAAATTAGTTTCAGGATCTATTTGCTTGAAATCATCCCCAACTAATTTATAGATTATTTTCTGACCTTTTACCATTAAAATCTCCTTATTCTATATGTTCGCAAACATAAGAAATATCGTCTATATTGATACCAAAGAATAAAGATAGTCCATCACAAATTCTAGTTTCAAATTGTCTTCTTGTTTCATCCATTTCCATCCCTGCGGGAGTTGCACCAATATACCACCCCTCCTCGTCTCTAACATAAATTAAAGGTAAAGAAGTTATATGCTCAATTGCTGAAAATAAATCACTAAGAAAGTCGTCAGGATCATCTTCTATAACATCTTTACAGTAGAACCAAAGACTTCGTTTAGAGGCAGCTATATATGTAAGATAATAAAACTCTTCCCTACCAAGTATATCACCAGTATTTCGATAAAATCCAAACATACTAAATGTTGTCCCTGAACTATTAGAAATAAAATCTAGTTTAATCTTCATATTTCAGTCTCCAAGAACTAGATTGTGTAGACCCATTAAAAATTTCGATATCTTTACTTTCCAAATTTAGAAATGTTTCATTTACTAACTTATTTCTAACTTTCTCTTTAAATTCAGATAGGGTTTCCTCTTCTTTCATTTCTTGTGGTTCAATTCCTATAAGAAATCCATCATCCAAAGCTACATAACTTAGGTTTGTAGTTTCTTTGACTAACCCACGTATAAGATTCCAGTTATCAACTATTTCTAGACTTTCAAAATCCCACCTTCTTTTATTAAAAGCCATGTAATAGATATAATAAATTTCAAATAAATAATCAGGTAGATCGTCTATAAATAAACAGGTACCATATAAACAATAGCAAACCGTAGAACTATTAGTTATGAAATCTAATTTAATATTCATCCTCTGTATATTTCAACCTCATTCCTGAATCAGTATAAGTCGATCCAGTTAATATTTTTATTTCCTTCATGTCCAAAGATAATTCCAATTCTTGCTTAATTAAAGAACGAATTAAGTTTGCTGCTTCTGGAAGGGTTAAATCTAACTCTTCGATTTCTTGAGCTGTTTTTCCTATATAAATTATATTATTGATTTTATGTACAAAATCCAAACTAGTACATTTTTCTAAGACATCAAGGATAACAACCGCTAAAAGTAATTCTTTCTCAGGACAAAATTCAATCTCGTATTTAGAATAACTTAAATACATAATATAACATAGATGTGCATTTAATTTAGATTTCTCAACAATACTTACATCCAATGGATAACCTAGTAAAACATAGCTAGTACTAGAACTATTAGTTATAAAATCTAATCTAATTTCCATTCTAACCCCTCAAATATATAATTCATATGATCCGTATATTTTTTTCTGGTCCAAAAAGAAACTAAATACTTTTGTGTAGATAAATGTCTCAGATAAGCAAAATATCCATTTTCAAATAAACCATCAGTATCTTTAAGTTCTAAAGTCATAACTTCTCCCCAATAAGGAACTTTGACTTTCATGGCTGATAATGTTCCAAGTGATAACTTACTTCCTCTTCATCGATAGGAAATCCTAACCCAGTTAAAATATCATATATTCGTTTTTCATATTCCTTTCTTGTCTCATTCATTCCTAAGTTTTCGCAGTCTCCACCTAACCAAAAACCATTACCGTGTTGGACAAACACCAAGAAAGGAATAAAATCTCGAATAATTTCCATAGCTTCTGAAAATATATCATAAGTATCGTGTTTCAATAAATCGTCAAAGTAAATATCATTTTTACATCTACTTAATAATATAAGCCATATTCTGTTTACTAACTTTTCATCATCATAGATATCATCTCTAAAATTCTTTCCATACATAGCAAATGTTGTTCCTGAACTATTACTTATAAAATCTATTCTTATTTTCATTAGAAAGTTCCTCATGGCGGAATTTCAATATATTCAATTGTATTTGACGGAATATTAAAAAGTTCTAATTGTTTCCAAATTTCTTTCTTAACATCATCCGGAGATTTATACCTAACTAATTTATTTATATGATAACCCATATAGACACCATCCATATCAAACATATAAAATAGATCAAGAGCATCTATTCTTTCCCCCCACTCGAAAGTGTCTATTAAAGTATTGACTAAATCGTCTGGACAAGACAAATCTGAACTATAATAGTTAAGATACTTTTTTCCATGACTAGCCAAATAGTAGATATAAATCTCCGGAAGAAATTCCGAACCAATTATATCAGCATACGATATATAAGTACCAAATATTATTTCGCTACTTGTTATCACCTTGATAGTTCTCGACTTTCTGGAGTTTCCCGTAGTCTGAGAAATATAATATTACTCCATTTTGTGAATCAGCGGTAATCTCTGCTTCTTTATATCGATAAGAAAAATCGTCAAAATCTTCAGATAACATACATCCAGTCATCTTGTAAAGTTTTACATAATAGCAGGGTCTTTTATAAATCCATGTTTTCATATTTGACTTAGAGTCAGGTTGACCCCACATAATAATAATATCAACGGAAACAAGATTTGGGACCACTATACCCTCTTTCACAGCAAAATCTCTTGAATCAGAATACTTTGCTATTACTTCAGCATAGTTAGTTCGTTTTTCTTGAATTGTTGGTGCACAACCATATAGTGAGCAAAAGATAAAAAAGGAAATCATGAAAAGGAAAAGAAAAGATATTAAAGCGATAAGCCTTTTAGAAGGATTAGATTGGTTCATTTTGGTTTCTCCTCTTTAGTTTAAATGTAATTTGGGGGAGAGAGTGGGATTCGAACCCACGCGGGTTTAGACCCGTACGATAATTTTGGGCATCGTATACCTTTAGCCTGACTCGGTCATCTCTCCCATCAAGAAAATGGTTCCTTACTATATGTTAATTCATTTTTCCTTACAGCTAAATAATGTAACTTTAACCATTTAAAACCACATTTTCCTATAATAGTTTTAATTTCATTTTGGATTCTATTTATACTAAATCCATATGACTCAATAGTAGAAACAGTATAATATCTTTCGTTAATAAAACCTTTTCTTAATAAATCTTCATAATAAAAGAAAATTACACACAAAGCCATTTCTCTGTATAGGTCTTTACTATATTTAATCTCATTCATAGTTTATATTCCAAAACCAGTTATTTTATAGAAAAATAGTCTATTTTTCATTACAGCTAAATAAAATATTTTTAACGTTTTAAAACTTGGGTATTTTCCCAAAACAATTTTCAATTCTTTCTTAAGCATTTTTTCTCTAATACCGTATGCTTCAATCACTTTAAAACCATATTCTCTATGATTTATAATATTTTTTCTTAGTAACAAATTATAATGAAAATGAAGTATAGTCATAGACATATAATTATATAATTCCTTAGTTTGTTTGGGCATGCTGTTTTACCTCAAAAAAGAAAGGTGGGTGAGGAGAAGGAAGCAATGGACAAAAAGTTCTCCCCACCCACGGGTTAGGGGTTTTGCGTATCCCGTAAAGGGATTCTTAAATATCAATATTGTCAACTTTTTCGACTTTAACTATTTTGACTGCATTCCCCACTCTATGGTAATCTCGACTAGCATGCCTCGTGTCGATAGGATGGTTCTCAAACCATTCTTGCATCACCACATCTAAAGGCCATCCATTTATCATAGTTCTTTCTTTATCTATCATTGGAATTGCGTAGTAAGTTTCAAGTGTGACTTTGAGTATAGTATCTTCAACTTTCTCTTTTTCTTTCCTCTTCTTTTTGGTTTTTTCATTCATAAATACCTCTTTAAAAAATAGGTGGGCCCAAGTGGGAAATGGTCTAGAAAACCCACTCAGGCCCTAAGTACAGACACTATCTATATGAAAAAAGGATATAAAAGGAATAAAATATCCAATTTTCCTTAGTAAGAAAAACAAAAGAAAAGAAGTAATACTTTTAATTCCAAAAAGCATTATTTCTTATTTAGAATAAATATATATAGAAAACTACTTCTATTATTTCTTTAGCTCTCATTCTTTTCTTCAACATATCCATATCGTTGAAGAAGAATGCCAAAGACTTCATCATATAATTTTTCTCCTAAAGACTTCTTTAAAAAATTTCTTACTCCTAAAATCATATTAACCATATCAGTATTTTCTAGATGCGTTCCCTCCCAAAAATCATCATATATATTTAGAATTTCAGTAGCATGCATTTTTGCCACTTCTTCGGTTATTAAGTATAAGTTGTCTTTAATACCATCATCTAAAAAAGCTACACATAAAAATAATTTGCAAAGAGACCTTTTCATATTAGATACTTCAATAGATAATCTTTCATTTTCTTTTTTAAGGTACTCAACCATTCTTTCAGAATTTATAGCATTCATTTATTCTCCTTCAAATTTTTCTTTAGATTTTCCAACTTATCTTTCGGAAGAAGTATTCTATTTATTATACCTCCGATATCTGGTTTTCTTGAAAAGTTATCTTTAATATGCTCTGGAATATATGCTTCGTAACTTGGATCATCTACTTCATAGAAATTTCTGTTATCTTCTAATCCAGAAATCTTAGATGCCCAATAACTTAAAAGACCACTTCCACATGCAGGTATTCCGTTTTTAGAGCAATTACATTGTCTTCCATTTACGATAAGTGGTCTATCACAACTTATAGTTTCTCGATAAATATCTTCAAGTCCAAACTCTTTAATTAGAACGAATAATTCTGACTTCATCAAATTAGATAGGCAATATAAAGGTTTAAATCTATTTCCTACTAGTGTTCCATATAGAGAATGTTCTAAAAATGACTGGAGAAAATATTCGGAATTGTCAGGATATGTTCCTGCCTCTGAAAGGTTGAGAAATCCTCCTAAAAGATATACTTTTTCATAGTTATGTTTCATTACTTCACTTTCAGCTAAACTACCCATTGAGGAAAGAAATAACATATTTCTACCATTGACCCAAGCATCTAATTTCTTTAACCCACCAATAGTTCCAGTAGTTATAGGTCTATTTTTATCTATAAGCATTGATGATTTTCCAAACTCTTCTATCAAGGGCCAGATGTCTAGTTTTCTTAAAGAAATTTTTAATTTATAAGTTATTTTCTCAATGGCCATATTCTCAGCATCTTCACCTCTATGACCATATCGAAAATGGCAAGCAATAATATTTTCATAACCTGCTAATTTAAGAATTGCTAAAGTAATGGAACTATCTAATCCACCACTACAAGCGACTACACATAATTCTTTACCTATTTCTTTTTTACTGCTATCCCAATCCTGAGTAATATATCTGGGGTTATAAGAAATCGTAGTTGTCATTCCCGAGTCAATATCAATCTCCTTAATTCTTTGACCTCTCAGATAATGGGAATACCAATATTCCCATAAATTTATTCCATCTCGTGGAGAATGAGTAAGTTTTTCGACTATCTCTCGTAAACAATCATTATCAGATGCTATAAAATAACCAACTCCCCTAACGTAGCAATGAGCTAGAGGTTTAAAATCAGTTATTAAGTAAATTTTTCTTTTCTTATTGTCAATTATAATACTAGCAACTCCCCCGGAAATATATTCCATTGCTTGTTTCATATTAAAATTAAACTTAGTATATGCTGCCAGTATTGCTTCTGAGTCAATATTAGTTGTAAATTTAAACTCATTAGTTTCTTTTGACCATTGGATTAATTCATCATGAATTCTTTTAGTTATTGCTCCATTATGAACTAATATTAAATCACCATTAACAATTGGTTGCATATTTTTTGAACTACTTGGAGATTCGGTTTCTGGAAGGGCTCTTGAGATTGCTAGAATTATATCACCTATTTTTAAATTTTTAGATAGATAATTTTTAACATCTTTAGAGTAATTTGAATAAGTTTCTTTTGGGTATAAGCGGGTGGAAACTCTACCATCTTTAGATATTTTAACTAATCCAAAACCATCACTTCCTCTCTTTTCTCCCCATCTAAATAGAGTATCTAAAACTTCGATATCAGGAACTGATTCTCTAGCGAAAAACATGGATATTCCGCACATACTTTTTTTCTCTCCTTTTTTGAAAACATTACATTTTCATGTTTTTTTATTAATTTTTTTGTTACTTTTAATTTATTTTTATATTTTATGTAAATCCTGATGTATATTTGTCCATTCTATTCCCCCCCAGATTATGTAAGTATCTTTGGAATTTCGCTAGTTCCATTCCTCCATTTTAACGCAGATGAAACACTATTACAATCAGGATCAACACCTTCCAGATGAAGTTGACCAGTTGATGGATTCACCATCTTAAGATAGGTATATCTCACATTCTTTTCTAAATTAAGAAGTACTAATTCATAACCATTTTTCTTATCTATAACTCTAGCTCCAAAATTTTTGTAAAGGTTATCAATACCTACCTTATTAATAATCTCTTTCCTGACTTCAACATTTCTGGTTTTCATAAAAATATCTAAATTGATTTCATCAGCTGGTTTTTCGGCTATTTCTTGGGGTACCATTATCCCTCGTAAAGCATACACTGAAAATCCATCTTTGTAAACAAGTGCTGGTCCACCGTCATTATGTAATTTCTCATTTTCATAGTAAATATTTACAGGAAATTCAGAACATAAGCATACGTCTTTTAGTGGACAACACAAGTGGCATAAAAAAGGCAAGTTTATTAGAGCATTATATAATATGTCGTTTGAAATTCCCGTTTTTTGAACATGAAAATTAAGCATTATAGCATGTTTAAAACTTGGCCATAAATTAGGAGTAATATCACTAAAAGATTTTCTTGAAACATAGCGATCTTCTAAATAACTAGAAACTCCTTGGAGAGAAAGTTGTCTTACATGATCAAGTCTATTTAAAATACTAAAATCTGGTGTTCTACATGTTACTTCATAATGTAAACGCCCGCCTTCTTTCAAAAGTCCATTCTCAAGAAATATTTGCTTAGGAATACTGTTAGACTGGAACAAAGAATTGGTCGACTTAATTTGTCTTTCTATAAACTTCAAATTAAGATAACCAAGAAATATTCCTAAGGGAGAATTAACCCATATAAATTTCATATTTTTAATTCTTTCAGGAGAAACTAAGTTCAGTTTTCGATAAATAGTTCTTATAGTCTCTTCGGTTTCTGGTTTGTTAATCAATCCGCATTTAAAACTTGATTCAACGTAGTTCTTAACTATTTCTTCATATAACTTGCTATTAGACTCAATAGAAGTATTAATATTTATTTTCATTTGGAAATTTCTCCAATTATATGATTCAATGACATAATTTCGTAATGTATAGAATTAAATTTCTGTCTAAAAAGAGGATTCATTTTTGCATTTTCTTCTGGACATAATGCATTCAATATTTTCTCTAAATTGTCCAAATCTCTCTTTCCATGTTGTCTATAAATTTCGATTAAAGTCATTTTTAATTTCTCCTAATCTCGAACTTGCCTAGCCCTCTGAGTGAAATGATCATATTCTTTAACTCTTCCTACTTTATAAGTTCCTTTTGGAATAGTGATTGGTTTATGCTCTTGGTGAGCAACGGTAAAAGAACATTTTGCTTTAATATACAATGTTCCAGCGTGGTTGTATACTACTACTTTATTACCAAGGAGTTCTTTCTTTTCTTCAATTCCTTCAATAACATGAGAGTGCCCTGTTGCTTCACCATAAGCAAGAATATATTTACCATCAATTATCCTTGCTTTTTTAAAAGCTTTATTATTACGGAAATCAACGCTTGATGAATCAATTTTGAAGATCAATACATCGCCTTGCTGATAAAAAGTAGTATTTTTCATTTCTTTTTTCCTTTCAATACATAATCTTTACATTCATCAAAGAAACTTTCAATAATTCCTTTTACAGTCCAACTTTTAGGTCTTAACATAATTGAGTGTCTTCTCAGAAATTTTCCGCTTTCTTTCATTGCCCATACTGATTTAAAATAACATTCTTTAGGGTATTGTTCTCTCTCAAAGCACAGGAAAACCCTATCAGTAGTTTCTTCTTGGGGAATTATTTCTAGGGCAAAATAAACTTCATTATTCTTAATAAGACCTTTTTCATTAGTTCCGAATTTAGATTGGATTTTGTCAGAAGTTTTCTTGAGTTGAGTGAATAAATCCTGATCTTTTAACTTCAGTCTTTCTATAAACTTCAAAATTTTATCCACGAACCACCTCCTTTCATCATTCTTTACTTTTTAGGAACAATCCTGAAAAGTTTCTTTTCTTCATCTTCCATCCATTCAACTTTGTCAAAAGGAACACTTCTCCATTCTTTCTTTTCTAAATCGAACACATGGAGTATTCCGTTCTTATAAACTAATTTCAATATTTTTTCTAAATTTACAGTTTTGGGTCTTCGATTCGCTGGAATTTTTTTAAAATCCAGGGTACATAGCATAACTCGATCAGTTCCATCTTTCTTTAGAAATTTGAGTCTTACTTGTTTATTCGCTCTTATTTTCTGGAGGAAAGTTATGGCATCGGTAATGACGTCTTTCGCTTCGCTTTTAATGGTATCATTTTCTGGCATTTATGTCACCCCCTTTCACTTAAACTTAAACCTCTCTCTTTAGAATGAAGCAAATTTCCTACCTCACAAGGAGAAATTTCTATCGCTCTAGAAAATAAGCGACATGTCCAATTGCAACCTAAACACATATTAGATCTATCTGTATTCATATCCTTAAGTGGTTGACTAAGCAAAAGGTTTCCATTTTCATCAATAAAGTCTTTTATATGAGTTTGAGGACTAAATTTTCCTCTAATTCTCAAACAAAGTCTAAGTCCACCATCTGCGTCAACTGTTACATTGTGTATATTTTCTTGATGCATATCACACATAGATCGTGGTAATATATAATAGAAATCATTGATTACCTTTCTCATATGAACTAAGAGATCTTTTCTATCTAATATTTCGTTAAACAAATTTCTAGTTTCTTTATTTTGCTGAAGTACTAAATAATCTTCGTCTGGATAAATATTTGAAAAATCATAGCATTCATTCATTTTGATATCTATACTAGTCAAACTAGCGTATATTCCATGGTTAGTCAAAGTTTGGAGTAATAATATTGTGTTCTTCATATTCTTAGTAGTTAAAGTTACTTCAGCAACCAAATCCTTAGCAATGTCTTTAAACTCAATGAGAAACTTCAAACCAGAGTTTGACTTTTTATTTACGTCAATTATTTTATTCTCAGCAGGAGGATCAATGGAACAAGTCAAACCTTCTAAATGATCAATTTCTCCCTTCATAAGCATATCTGAAAGTCTTCTCTTTGCTAGGTCTGATCCATTAGTTATCACTGTATAGGCAATTTCATTCTTATTACAATGATCTATTACCTTTTCTAATCCTTTGAATAAGAAAGGTTCTCCTCCGTAGAAGATATGAAAACAATCTCTATTATGCTTTTTGAAACGATCTAGAATTTCAATTACTTCTTCTGGAGTCATTTCTTTATCAGATAACTCTTTTATAGTTGGATAAAAATCAGGTGTACCAACATAGTCACGTGAAATAGCACAATATCCACAATTCATGTTACATCTCCGGGTAAGAAGCCAATTGACGATATGGATCATTCTTTCCTCCTTTAAAGGACTTGTAGTAGATTACTAAAAGATACTTTCTTTCCTTTTGATAAAGTATTTGCTTCATTAATTCGAACTACTGATATCTCAGGTTGACTGGGGATATCCACTCTAAAAATTAGTATGACTTTCTCTAATTTTTCAATCTCCTGATATCGTAGATACCCCTCATTCTTTTCTAAGTAAAGAAGAAATTTCTTTTTACTAATCGATAATTTTTTTGAGAATAAAGAAGCTTTATTCTTTAGAAATTCATAGAGATTCGTAATTTCTGCTTTTCCATTCTCAACAATAGTAAAAACTCCATATGGCATACCATCACCTCCCCTATATTATTATGTACACAAATTGACTGCAAAAATTACTCAGATTTATCTTTACTTAAATCAAGTAATTTAATATTCTTAACCCCTTCGGAACATAAAGGATTGTCATTACAGTATCTTATATTCTCACATAAACTCCCAGTAGGCAAATTTATTTCTTTACTTCGATCTCTTTTAAATACAGAGATGAATTTATCTGGTCTTTCTTTTCCGCAAACATGACATTTCCAAGTTAGCATTACTAGTCTCCTTTCATTTCTAAAAATTCCTCTTCGAGTTTCTTCATTTTGTCATAATATTTTAAGACTTTATCAGTATCTTCTTTGTTGAGTTTTCGAACAGATCCAAAAATAGGATAACCGTTAATAGCCATTTTCCCTGCTTGACTAAGAAACTCATAGACCATTCCACAGTCATCAAAAAAATCTTCAAACTGTTTTTTATCCATAAAAATTAAAGGCATAAAGATACTAGACATTAAATTCATGTCACTTTCACGAATATTAAAATTGCTAAAAATTTCTCCTTTATATATTGAGATAGCCAAATTTTTGAGGTCTTCTTTTGAATGTCCACCATTTTCTTTCTTCTTTTTTGCCTGTTGCTTTTTCGTACGTTTTTCCATTATTAGCTCCTTGAAACCAAGTTCTTATTACATAACTTATCAAAAGTAATCTAATTCTAGCTTTATATGTATTAAATGGAGGAGGTGGGGGGTCTGATTGTGCAATAAAAGGATTTATATAATAGAAATCTTTTTCACATAGAAATAGAATATTTTTTTGGATACTTAACTGAAGTACATATCCTAAGTAAAAGCCTTCTGAAAAAGTTATCTTTCCTTCCTTCCATTTCTCTAATGTATCGTCTAAGTTTTTTAAATTTGACTCCATTCCAATTTCCTTTTATCCAAAAAATTATTATGTTATGAGTAGCCATACATGAAATTTCATATACAATTCCATTACGTCCAAAGGGTTCCATAACTAAATCAGATGGACATAATCCATAAAATTTTTCTAGAGAGTGAAAGCATTTTAGATTTTTAGATACTGATAAATACTGATAGTAACCATCCCATAAACTTTTAGCCAAACTTTCTTTAGGAGTTATTTTTGAAGGGACTGACAACATTTAATAACCTCCGAAAAAACATTTTTCTCTTCACTATTCGTTCTAAAGCATCTAGTTTCGGAATAAACATTAATGTTATAGAATCTTCTGAAAAATCTTTCATTGATAAAAAGAATTCTTTCTTAAATTCAGAAACATACTTAATATACCATTTGATATACCAACTTTCATTTATAAGTGACATTTTATCTCCGTAAATGACTAATTGTAATAAATTTAGTATAATCGTAAAAACAAAGAGAGATTTTAAATTTTGATATATACATCATATAAAAAGCGTTAAATGGTTCTTCAATATATTCATTGCATATTTTCATATATAATTCTTCGATTTTTTCCATAAGTTTCCTGTCCTAATGCTTCACGTATCATTACATAGTCACTATAAGTAAATATAAGACCATTAGCAGACATGGATCTAAATTTATCTTCACATAAGAAAATTAGGTGTCTTTTATAAGTCATAAGATATTGTAAATAATCATTATTCATCATTAAGCTCCCACAAAGCCAAACGCCCATGGATTTTAAGATATAAAATATGATTCACCATATGCGTTATTTCGTGGTTTAAAAGTTTGTAACGTATAAAAACTGAATTCTTAAATATTGATAAATACTTTTCATAATTTTGCATAATTAGTATTCTCTACTAAATGGAAAAGCTGAGCAAGGCATATGAAAAATTCTTGACACGTCACTTAGCATATTTTTTACTATATCATCATCCAAATCTGAAATACTAAGAAATGTTTTAATTTCTTTTCTAAAAGCCAAATACCAAATATAAGCCTCGTCAGGAGTTAACTCTAAAATATGAGTATATTCAAT